GAAGAGGAAGAGGAAGAGGAAGAGGAAGAGGAAGAATCCGACGATGAGGACGATTCAGATGACGAAGAAGAAGAAGAGGAAGAGGACGATGATGATTCCGAAGACGATGAGGATGACGACGACTCTGAGGAAGAAGAAGAAGAGGAGGAAGAGGAACTGACCGGTGAAGAACTTGCCGAAATGGACTTCGAAGAACTCGAAGATGTCTGCGACGACAAAGACCTTGAAACTGACCCAGACGATTACGATGAAGACGACGTCGAAAAACTCCGTAAAGCAATTGCCAAAGAACTCGGTCTCAAATTGCCGGCAAAGAAAGAAGCCAAGGGTAAAGGCAAGAAAGGGAAAAAGTAATCTGGTAACCGTATTCAAGATTTAAAAGAAGGTAGGGAAATTTCCCTACCTTTACTATCAACTATTAATAAACGTAGAAGTTTACTTATAATAACCATTAACTTATAAAACATTAAAAATTATGGCAACAAAGAAATCAGACTCCAAGAAGAAAGGGGATAAGGAAAAAGACCCCGAAAAAGAAGCTAAACGTAAAGCTCGTCAAGAGGCACTCAAGAATCGGCCGGCTGAACAACGCCCTAACAGCAAGCAAATAGACGTTATTGCCATTAACGACAAATCCAAGGTAATGAACTTTGGTTATGCCGTTAAGAACAAGGAAGGCTATCAGGGTGTAGTGGTTACTTCTGTATTGGTTACGGATGGCAAACCGGTATCAACTTCAGTTTCATTCGTTCCGGGAACTCTTACCGTTAAGTCTAAGAAAGGACATGGCGTTATTTGTTCTCCGAAAAACAAAAAGGCTAAGGAAGAAGAAGAGGAAGAATCAGAAGATTAAACTCTAACTTACTAACTACTATCCCATATGTCTGCTATATAAATTTAGAGTTTAAGTTCATATGAATAACATCTACACTTAGGACGTTGTTCAGCCAAAAGCTCATTGCCTGCGAAGGTAGTGGGCTTTAATTTTTTATACCCATGGAAGAAGAGAAATTAGCAATTCGAAAGAACATTCGAATACTTGCATTGGATAATCTAATAAATACTTATATTGATGCACTAGAAGATAAAGAATTAAACCTGGGACCAGATGAAAGGGAACTTGCCATCAATATAATAAATGAGGCAAGAGAAATGCTATCAGAAGAAACTCAGGAAGTATCTAACCAAGTAATGCAAAGACCCAAATGGAAAAAGACTTAAGATTATTAGTGGGAAACATTAATCAAACTCTTAGAGAATTAGATTATGTTTCGTACCTTAAAAAGGTAGCTCTTAGTAAGGGTAAGAAAGGCGAATACCAATCCCATAGGTTGAAGAGTAATTATCTGAAAAGAAAACTCATATCTCTTAAAGGAGCCCTGAATAAAAAACTTCATGGGACTTATATTGTTGCCCAATTTAATTTTATAAGGGGGGAACAGAAAGAAACTTTTGAACAAACTTTTACGGACTTATCTCAGAAAGAGGTAGAAGATATACTTCAACTCGAGGCAGTTTTAAAACAATGCAGTTTAGAAATCCTAGAAATTAAAGAAATCCCAACCCAAATTAGGAAGGTATAACTATGGTATTATGTAAATCGGAAATTCATTATTCACCTAATATAAATGAAAATGGCTAAGAAAACAGAAAAGAAGAGTAAATCGGAATCCAAGACTCCGGAACTCACAAAGGCTAAGAAAGCTTTGGATGCTTACCTTAAAGAGAACAAGTTGGACCCTACTAAGGATTGGACCAAAGACAAGAAACATGGTAAAAAGGTTACCGAACTTGTAAACAAGCTCAATAAGGAAAGAGACAAAGTTGCTGCGGCCTATCCCGAAGCTGACCAAGAGAACAACAAGAAATTGGTAAAACTCAAAGAAAAAGAGAAGAAGGAGAAGAAAGGTAACGGTGGTAGAACAGCTACCAAATACGATTATCCTCTCATCGATGGCAGAGAGATGACTTCGGCTGAGAAGAAAAAATACCGTATGGAGCAAAGAAAACTTGCTTCAGGTAAGGCTCCCAAGGAGGAAAAGGAAACTAAGAAAAAGAAGGAAGAAAAGGTAAAAGAGAAACCGGCTTCCGATAAGAAAGATAAGAAGGCCAAAGACAAGAAGAAAAAGAAGGCCGCTAAAGAAGAAGATTAATAAGAGCACTTTTTACTTTTACTTATCATATTTTTGAGTATTCGTTAATAATGGTAGAAGGCCTGGCAATATAAAAATTGTTCAGGCCTTTTATTTTCTAATTAAGTCGAAAATGGAACAAGAAGTATATAAACCAAAACTTAGAATCACTACACTATCAGAGAATGGTACTCCCTTATCAGATAGATTGGTAGATGCCTATACCGAGATGAATTCAGGTCCAAAGGTACAGCATAACGGTCCCATAAGAGTAGAAGTAACTCTTACTAATAAACAAGATATTGATAACTTCAAAGAATACTTAGATAGGTTATCTGGTACATTGCCTGCTAAGGCACCTAATGTTGGCAGAGGAAGACCTGCTGGGTCTACAACTAAGGAATTGGAATCACCAAGGGAGGATATTCTTGCAGATGTAGAGAAAATGATTGAAGAGGGTAAAAGCCAACAAGATATCATTAAATATCTTAGGGGATTGGGATTTGTATTTATCCTTACTGAAGATTTTCTATTTCACTTTCCTGGATTTGAGTTTAATAAAAAAGATGTGGGAGAAGCAACGGACAATAAGCAATATCCCAATTCATTCTCTTGGATGGCAAGATGTATCAAACGGGCTAAGGACCCAAAAGCAGATAAATTTGACCCAATGGTAATCTTTGGTTTTAGCATTCTTGGGGGACCCTCGAAAAAGATTATCCCATATCTCTATAAGGAAAGGAAGAAACCATTAAGGGCCTCTGTTGGTAAGAAAACCATATCCTTCTCTCAAGCTGAGTTCACCAGGTTCCCAAAATATCAACTAGAAGAAGAACGATTAAAGTTCTCAGCTGAGATGAGGCAATTGATGATCAACCCAGAAAAGAAACCTTCAAAATTCTTTCTTCGTTGGGCACCAGATGTATTATTATCTCCTAATGCTTATGAATCACTTAAGAGATTGAATATTAAGTTTGCTAATGATAATCAAAAATGATAACATACCATTTCTGGAAGGTTACTTTATAAGTAAGAATGGAAGACTTTGGAGTAGGTATGATAAGTCTGGCCATATTACTAAAGATTCCTGGCATAGGGTTAAGTATAATACTTCTAATGTTGGGTATAAATTTATACAGCGTAAGGGTAAAACCTACTCTATTCATAGATTAGTAGCTATGGTTTATATACCTAATCCTGAACATAAATCCCATGTTTGTCATAAAGATAACAACCGAACTAATAATAGGGTAGATAATCTTTATTGGGGAACACCAAAAGAAAATATGGAACAATGCTCTAGAGATGGGAGAACTCTTAATGGGGATAAGAATCCTATGTGGGGTATATCTAGAAGAGGAGCTGCTAATCCTAATGCTAAATTATCTAAGGCTCAAAGAAAAGAAATCTTATTTCGATACAAGGCTAATGAAAGGATTTGTGATTTAGCAAATGAATTTAAGGTATCAAGATTAACCATAAGAAGGATTATAAATCCTAAGTTGAGATCCTTTAATAGGCTTAAATAACTTACCATTACCTAAGTAATTATTAAAAGAGTATTTTATATAAAATAATTTTAGTATATTTGCATAAAGAAAATTTAATTATGGACAAGGAAACAAAAGACATCGTAAAGCTCATTGCTGGTATTCAGATTGAATCACTCAACTCAATCAAAGAGGACGTTAAAAATGGAAATGATATTGCCCAAGACCTAATCAAAAAATTCCTTCAGATTGAAGATGATGAGATTATACGGGCATTAGATGAGCACATTGAATTATACGTAGAAATGGAGAATACCCCTCAACTGATAAATATACTAAGTGAATACCAAATGCTGGTATGCTCTCACATATTGTTCAGAATGGAAGATGAATGGGTACATACTAATTCTCAGGGAGTACTTGGTACTTGGGCAATATTCCAGAGGGCAAATCTCAAATTCCACCCAGAACTAACACTTTTAAAATTTTAATATAGACATGGAAAAGAACGAATACTTAGAATCAGTAGAAATGAACACCGGAGTCGAAATGATTCCTTGCGAATCCTCTAATATTGAGGGCTTTGGTTATGACTCAAAGAAAAAACAACTTTGGGTTGCTTTTAAGGGTAATCGAGTTTATCGATATGATGATGTACCTTATGAAATCTGCAATGGATTACATCAAGCAGAATCCAAAGGTAAATACCTTTCAAAGAATATCAAAAATAAATTCGAAACTACAGGTTATGAGCTCAGAAACTAAATTCATATTGGGCCTGGTAACTCTGGGAGCAGTGATTTACTTTATTGGTGAGAATAGAACTCATCCAATAGAAGTGAGCACTGCTCCTTCTCGTTTAGAAAGTCCCATAACCAAGTTAACCTCTCTTCAAGATAGCATGGGAATTAAACCCAAAGAAGAGAAGAAGCAATGGTATAAATATAGGGTAGAAATAGAAACGATTCCAGAAAATCAAATCTATAAGATTGAGAAATCTGGATACCAGCAATATGAAGTTTCTAGATTGGGTGAAACTTATTCCTATGTAACCTACGAATTTACCTCAGACAAGGTAATGACTACTCAAGAAGCCTATGACTTCGTAAAGAAATATCCTGAAAGATGTACAAGGGTACCTAATACATCACAAGATAACATTTACGATATATATAACGAGGATTATGAAGATTACATAAATGACCCAGAGGATGAAATTAACTATCCTCCAGAAATCTTCGACTTCTTAGCCGATTAACCCGAGCAAATAGAAAATAATTCAAATAAAATTTTTCTATTTAAAATAAAGTTCTTATATTTGTATCAGAAAAAGAAATTAATCATTTTACTAACATTTTAAATATAGACATTATGAAAAAGAATGAAACAAAGGTTACTAACCTGGTTGCAACTAAGGTTGCCGAACAACTTGAAGGAATTAAAAATTCTAAGACTGCTAAGGCTTCTGCTCCTAAGGCCAAAAAGACTAAAAAGGAATTGGTAAAAGATGCTCAAGAAGCTGCCACTAAGTTTGCCAATGCTAAATTGGTAGAACTCTCTCCTAAAACCCAAACTTCCAAAAAGGAACAGGTTGTCAAGGAAGTTAAGGAACAACAAAAACCCTCAATCATCGAACAGGTAATCTCTAATCGGGAAGTTAAATACGTATATCCTGCCGATGTAGTTGATACTCTTGCTCGAAAGAAATGGAGACAACAAACCAGAAATGAACTTCACCGATTGGAACTTGCAATGGCTCGTATCAAGGACCAGAATTCCAAGGAATTCAAGGCTGCTGCTAAAGCATATGAGGACTTCAGAAAGAAGGTTCTCAAACCAGAACAAGTTGCATAACCCTTTACTAACCAGGTGCCCGGGTAATTATCCCGGGCATTTTAATTCATACAAAATGGATTACACAATCTTCTCTGATAAAGAGATGCTTAAGCAGGACAAAGAATTGGTAGAATTACATAAACGATGTTGTAAGTCCTATCTAATCCAACATTCACTTAAGCACTCTAAGATTAAGAAGTTCTTTATCGTTTACGATTGGTATATAACTACCGATAACGTAAGGAATTTCTTTTTCAGGCCTATAAACCTTTTCATTCAGGCTTTGCTTTTAGGGCAGCTTGATGAAATATCCGATTACATTAATCCTAACAAAAATGGAAAACGAAAAAAGAAACGAACCCGAAAAGTATAACGTACTTTATTGCAAAGGCAAATATCAGTATAAATCTAAATATCCCCAAATAGAAACTAAACATAAGGTTATCTATGCAGGGCCAGTAGAACCAATGGCACCCATCTGGGATAATGTATCAGATATATTAAGGAAATCCGATAGGATTTGTACTGAATCTCGAAGAGAATTAAAGAAGCTAGAGGAACGTTCACAGAATAACCTTTACTTCAAGAAAAATGGTATTACCCATATAATCGTATACAAATGTTTAGAGAAATAGTTAAAGACCTATATATAGGCAAATCAAAATTAACCATAGAATGTAACCAAAAGGAAATACCCCAAACTACTTTGGTTCAGGATGTATTACAGAATACGGGGTTTACTGGTAATATGCCCGACTACGGTACCTATGGTAATTTCAAGGATGGGAAATTTGAGATTACTCCAATGATGCCTAAGCATTGCTTATTTATTACTGGAGTACCCAAAGGGGCAATCCTTGATAATTTCAGAGTTAGAAGAACATATTGGTCCTCTTATTATGAGGATGATGTAAGAGGGTACTTATTTCAAATTACAGATGAAAGTATACCTCGTTTAATAATCACAAACTAAATCTATATGGAAGCAATCGACTACGTAAAATTATTTAAGCTCGACCAAGAGAATTATGACTTTAAAAGGGAAGAGTTTATATCTGAATTAGGTAAAGAATTTCTAGACTATTGCCAAACTACCACAATTGGGATAGATAAAAAGACTGGCAATATATACTACTACCGATTTAGGGAAATAGTTAAGAATTTCGAAACTAAATTCTGGGCAATCTCGGAACTTAAGATAGGAGAACCATTAACCCAGAAATTATGGAATGCCTTTTTCGCTACTCAGGTAGTTCCCTTAAGGCAAAGGTTATTCCCAAAGGTTCAGAAATTAATCGAAGAGCAAAAGGGGATAACTAATAACCGTAGTAAACAAGACAAAAAACCTACGAACCGTAAAAAGGCAAACTATGGCAAAGGAAATCACAGACCTGCATGGGAATAAATTTAAGGTAGGAGATTATAAACTTTGCCTTAAAATCCCCATAACTGGGAAAGGTAATTTAGTATTCACCAGGGACCTAATCTCTGGTGAACCTTTTAATTTATCAGTAAGTAAGAAAAAATATAAGGGATATTTCTATAACCTATCTTTGAATCTGTATGTAAGGTTCGATTTAGAGTATATGGGTTATGATGAAAGTTCCGATATCAGAAAATCTCATTTGTATGTCAGAAAAGGAAAATAAAATGGTAAGATTCCCAAGACCTATGGGGACTACTGCAATGGCATTAGAATATCAGAAGAACCCAAATGATGAACTTCTGATAAAGATACACAACTACATTATTAATCAATGGCTGATGGGTAATGGTGTATTATGTGGTATCACTTATGATATCAACACATTCTCATATCGTATGGGTATAGATATTAATTATATACGAGTATTTATGAGAGATAGGCTATTAAGCTCTAGAATATGGGATAAAGATAAAGCAGAAGATCTATTGCAAGCATTAATGGGAGAACAACTAGCATGGGCTTTGGAAGACCGTATGGAAATAGCCCATCAGGTTAATATCCTAAGAGAATCCCAGGGAGGTAAATACGTACCATTTATATCTGCCGAGCTGGGAAAGGCCCTTAAATTAAAGCTTGAATCCTCTACATCATTGCAATCCATAGTACGCAATCTCACTGGAGGAAGTACTACAAATATCTTTGCCCAATTCAATCAACAGAACAACGTAACACAGCAAAATGCAATCACTGTTGAAGAGGCCCGTCAAATCGTATTAGAATCACAAAGGGTATTAGATAAACCAGAAGAGGCTAAACTATTAGAGGATAGGTATGACATTAAGTCATTACCCGAAGTAGTTGCTACTAAACAAGAGGGAGTAGATACAAGTAAAGAGGGTCTTAACCTTAATAAAGCAGAGTTAATGCAAATTACTGATGATTATAAGGGAGCTATGTCTTCATTCTCTAAAGAACATCATGAACTACGTAGAGAAATAGAAATGCGTATAGACCCTGATGAAGAAGACCCAGAGTTATATCAATATGAAGATTTTGAGGAAGAAGAAAAAGAGGATGGCTCATTTGCATCCCAATTCCTCCGGAATAGTAAGCTCCCATAGTTATATCCGGATATTGCATATTTAAAAAGAAAGAATTATATTTGCATATCAATTTTAAAAATAGACAAAAATATGGAACTACCAAAGACATCTTACAAAGAGACTCAGGTTAACAAGGTTAATCAGGGTACATACTTTAAATTAAAACCAACTGATACTGCTCCAGTATGGGTAAGAGACCATTATGATAAGTCCTCTAAGACTTATGCTTGCCATAAATATGATGACTCGAACCATGAAAAATTTCTCAAGGGAACAAGAAAAATATACATTGACTTTACATTTTAATCACATGAACTTATTTAGACGAAAGAGATGCTGTAGTGAACTCATTGCTATTAAAAATGGCAACTTAGTATTCAAATTGAGTAATACTCATATTGATGCTGCTTATAATACTTTACAGGCAATAATGAGGAAATCCGGTATATTCGATGAGAATCTATATTTTGACTTGTATAGGGAATATAGAAGACATTATGCTATATACGACATAGTACCATCATTGCTAAGGTATAAGCTACCTTTGATATTTTCAAGTAGACATCCTAATAACCTATTTGATAATCAGTTTACCTTTGAGGAATTGATACCGAATGTTCTGACTTACCATAGCTTACCCGAAAAGTTTAGATTACCAGAAAGCTTAGAGAAAATCCTTTTAGAAGTAAGAAAAAGGGTATCTGCTTATATAGACCAAGATGGTATATCAGACCAGGGTTATAGGGATTTGGTTCGAATGAATTTCGTAAAACAATGGGATGTATTTAGAAAGGACCCATCTCTTATAGATTGCTATATGGATGCTCAATTGGGCATGCTATATATGTGGACTAGAGTAGAAAATAAAACAATAGTAAAGAATATAATCGAAAGAACTCAAGATGAACTAGCTCAAGAGTTCTTATCTAAAAACGACGAGTATGGAAAATAAAGAAAAATTTGCCTTCAGAAATGTAAACATGTCTCAAGGTGTAGAGGTAGAATTTATTAAGTTACTCACCTCATTAGAAACTAAAAGTGATGATGAAATCATCAAAGCTTTTAAAGAGAAAATTTCATCTGACTTAGTAACTTGCCATGCAGATATGTTGGTAAGAACTACCGATAAAATCATCTTTCAGACCTCCAAGTTTAATAAGAGGGAAAGAGTATATAACTCTTGGGAAATGTGGGTATTTATAAAAACACCCTCTTTGGAATCTTCATCATGGACTTTAAATAGATTTAGAATATGATATCAATGAAAACTATCCAAGTTGAGGATATAAAAGACGAATGGTTATACAATGCGCTAACTAAGGGACTTAAGGAATGTGTAACTGCTCCAGTCCTAACTTTGGACCCAACAAAGCCAGAACCTATTAAAAGAGCCGAAATGATATTGGAAAACTTTTCTCAAGAAGGCAATCCAATAAAAGCAACTATAGTTGCTCCAGGCAATTTTATACAGATGATACTACCGAAGTATGAAATATTACTAACGATTATGTTCATCTATAAAGAGAAAAATACATATATCCAAGTCATACTACAAAAGCTATATTATGAATCCAATGTTAAGACAGACGATTCAGACCAAGAACCTGATAGTGGGTCTGAATCATGAATTTATATATAAGGTAGAGAATATCAGTACTGATATCTCTTTATTAAGTCAACCAAGTGAATTATATAAGATGTTACTCCCAGTAATACATCTCTATTCAGGTACAGAGTGGGGTACAGTAATTACTAGAGAGGAGTATATGGAATTTATAGAAAACCTTCATGATATAGGCTATGAGATATTCATATCCGATAGTCGTTATGAGGGTGTATCTATATTAAAAGATACCAAATCCCTTACTCCAGGTAATGAGGGATTAGAAAAGATGAAGAAGAATCTTATAATGGCTTGGGATGTACGAGAATTATCTGAGTCTTTAGCAATGTCCCTAAAAGAAGCAATCAAAAAGATATTTAAAGAAGAAATGGAGAAAGGAGAGAAAGGCTTACTAAGTTCCATACCAGATTCTGGAAAAGAAGAAGCTTTATATCAGGCTTTAACCTATCTAAGGGCTTCTACCCCATTCCTTTAACCCTTATTCAGAAAGGCAGTTTAATCGCTGCCTTTCTTAGCGTATACACATCCTCAGCCCATTTAAAAATAAAAGGGATATATTTTTCTATAAAAATAAAAATGCTTATATTTGCATATCAATTTTAAAATAGACAAAAATATGAAAACGAACTCAGTAACTTACAATCAGGCAGACGAACTAAATAAGGTAGTTCGCAATTTCTTAAAAAAGAAATCTACATTTGAACTTGACTCTGATGAACAGGGTAATCTCCTTAATCTCTTAATGGGACTCTTAATCAAACTAGAGGAAGATTACAAACTCAATTGCTTGGATATAAACCAGGTACAAATCTATGATACTACCTACTACTCTTTTATCTTTGAATCTATTATAACGGCAGATACTAATCCTTACAAGGGACAATTAGCCAGTGCTGCAGTTCAATTCATGAATGATTTTACCGATAACGACGGAGAATTCATATCATTCAATCAACTAGATAGAAACCATTGGATTTTCCAACTTAATTTCTCAATCGCATGACAAAGTATAACGTTAGTCCATTAGTTGCCCGGGAGATAGAATTCTCTACGGGCACTATCTTTGGTGGTAGTTGGTGCCGATACTTTATTTCAATCACCCTACATCAATGCTATATAGAAGCAACATGGAAAACCCGTCCTAAAAATGATTTAGACGGGAACAAAGAAATCTTTAACTCTTTACAGGAGTATCTAGATTGGTTTGCTAATCTTAAGAAAACTTACGGAAGGAGAATATCCCGTAAACAAATGGTATATGCTGCATACGATGAAACAACACGTACCTTCAGTTACAAACCCTACGAGAATTGGGCTACAAGACGTTCTAAAGAGAAATTAAATAAGCCCAAGGAACCATTATTGGCCGATGAATTATATTAACAAAATCTTCTGGGAGGCACTCAAAACACCTCCCAGAACCTCTATATTTATAAAAATAAAAGTAATTATAGAAACAAGTTTAGAAATAATTTTGTATATTTGCAGTGAGAAATATTTCTCAAATAATTTTAATATAGACACGTTATGAAAGAATTAAAAAATTTAGAGGCCATCCGGGAACTGCTTGCTTCTCATCCCATTTATACTTATGATTATAGCGATGGTCTTTATATTAACAAGGAAGCTACCAATATCCAGGTTTACTCAATCGACTTAGAGGATGAACCTTTTGCTGCTTATATCTCAGGATATATCATCACATATGCTTCAGAGGAAGTTCTCTTCGAAAATCTCCGGGAAAACATTATTTCTCACATGGACTTAACAAAGGGTGCCGACGACCAATATTATGATTATTCACCCTCACAGGTAGAGGCTATCTTATTCGGAATCCTTCAATTAACCCCAGAACATCAGGATTATATCATAACCGGACTCAAAAAACATCTCCGGGAATTTATCCAAGACGATGAACAAGATGAGGACATGATATCCCAATATACCAATATCTACAATGATATCGAAAAATGGAAATCAGACCACAGGGAAACAGAAATCTTCCAACAACTTGCAGTATCAGAATTATTTAACCAACTAAATAAATAATCACTATGGTAAACTTATATAAATTACTCAACGTACTGGAACAGGGCATGTCTCTGTTCCAATTTAATAAATGGAAAACCGAAGGACTTTGGTACCCAATTACCCAATATAAAAAGGAATCAGACGAAATCCAGGTAGTAACTAATTTATTTATTGCTGACCAAGAACAGTATCATATCCAACTATCAGGTAATTATCCAGAAGAATTCGATGACTGGAATAACTTTCTAGAGGAAAACCAATGGAAAATCTATCCCTTACTTGCAAATATAATGCAAGTCTTCTTGCCCACAGGGAACTATCAACTTATGTATACCCTATATCCACAAGGGTTCATATCAGTAATTGCTAAACCCATAAACAAATAACTCTATGATTACCGAAGAACTTAAACAGAATTTAGATTCATTGCCTTCGGAGGTACATGAACAGGCCAGGGAACTGGTAAAAACTTGGATAAACAATATCAATAGGGTATCAGAAGAACCAGAACTTCCTGAAGATGAATCAGATGCTTTTGAACAAACTGCCGAAGAAGCTAAAGATAAACTATTTATCCTATTCTTCGGTCCACTATATTATCCTTACACTTCCCAATATGTATCAGATGAGAACTATTACGATGAGGAAGAACAATTTCTTGAAGACTTATCTAAATATTATAACCTATGACAGAATACATCAAAAACCAATTAATCAAACTATGCGATAATCCCCAATGGTTTGAAGATATGCTAGAAATATGGGATAACAATCCAGAAGAACCTCATGCAGCTATTCGCAATTATTTATCCCATGTACAACTAAATGGATTACTAGAAAACACCAAAATAGTACATGTATCATTCAATGGAAATGAACCCAAACCAGGATTTTATTTCGAAATACCAAAAGACCCTAATATGTATCTCATACTCGGAATCTTGGATGAAGATGAACTCCCACATACAGTACTATTAGGTAAACCAAAGTTTAACACTCAACTCAATTAGCATCATGAAACTAACAATAACAACTTTAGTCCTTATAGAAGATACTAGTGATAACTGCAATGAATCAAGCCTTTGCTATCATTCATTCCAAGAAGACCCAAACCGAGCTAAATCAGAAATCATAGCTGCAGTAAATGGGGTATACGCTCCTGACAAAGTATTCAACACCATTGAAGAAATCCAAGAATACTTTGACTATGTTCATCTTGAATCCCAAGAGATAAAATTTATTCAAACTACCACTGCAATAAAAAACATGTAATATGGAACCAATCATAACAGTAAACGAAATCCATAGGAAAGGCTTAGCTAACTTCCTAAATGAAGATCAAGGCTACGAATCAGGCATATCAATGTACGGTCATTACATAGCATGTAAATGCTTAGACATATCCTCAGAAAGGGAATACACAAATCAGTATACTGATATCCGAATACTAACCAATGAAATAGAGCCATGCTAACAAAAGGTAAATTCCTGGTATCTTTCGAGGTACCAGGACACACTAAAGAATACACAGAGGGATTCACAGAGGAAATGGTAATTCCCTACAGAACCGAGGAATTAAATACCTATCTAAGGTACCCCAACCAAGATATAAACAACAACCACCTTCACTCCGAACACATAAGATTACAAATAAGAGAAATCCTAGACATCCCCCTAAGAGATATAACCATAATCGATATAATATCACTACCATGAAAAAGAAAGACCTAATATACATACCCCACCAAGATACCTGGACAAAACACTTCCCTAACCCAGGCAGTAACAAAAAGGATTACACTCTATACCTAAGTGATCCCCAAGCCCAGTATAACAAGCTACTCCGTACCCAACAGAAACTAAGAAACAAAAAGAGATGAACATCCTCTATCACATACTAAAGGTAATCCTATCAGTAGGCACCATCCTAATCCTTATACACAATGAGAATATATACCAAGCCCACAAGCATACCCACCCAACAAACAAATTAAGGTATATACTATCACAATCACTAACCCTAATCCTATATACCCTATCACTAATATCACTATCCTATCTCTATAGGTACCTAACCATCTACCTATAACCCATACTACCCCTCCCCCAACAAAACAAAATAACAAAATCATATAGAGCCTAACTAAGCTACCATCCTAACTAAGGTACAGATAATAATATAATACCTAATACACCTATCCATCATTATACATATAACCTAATTCTATATACTAATCATATAATACATATCAAGGTACCTCGCCGGGGGTTTTGGGGATTTAGGCAAACAAGGCTAGGTAAATTCCCAGCACTATACAAAACACTATAGCCAACATACTATATAGCTCAATAGCTCTACTACCCTCCACTTTAAAGGCAAACTCAAAAAGGCCTAAAAAGGCAAATAAATCTGACCATTAATGGCCCCTAAATCCGATTGCCTTGAGTACCCTTTATATGTATTATATTATAGATTGCATTCAAGGTAATTCGAAGGTAGGGGATTATATAATACAGATATGTTATGTAGCTTCTATGTATGTAGGTAGTATAGCTTTAGTACATCGTCGATTAATGGCCATCACAATTTACCTTGATTACCTTCACCAAGTTATTATATTATGTATTATATAATAAGTATTGGGTTGGGGATTAGGTAAATAGGGTATTAGGTTTTAGGGCTAAATGGTTTATAGGATTTAAGGCCTTCAAGGGGCATATTTAGGTAATATTCCTAGTAAGTATGTAAGTAATTTGCTTAGTATTTATATTAGCATTATTTGTAAAGCTCTAGGACAATTTTGTGATTTAGGTACCCCTAAATTACCGAGAGCCATTAGGTATTATATAATATTAGTTATAGGTAGGGAAGGTAAATGGCAATCTCCATTAATGGCCTCTGGGGATTTAGGCAAATATAATTCAAGGCCCTTAATAACCTACGAAGGCAATTAAGGATATGGCATATATAATATATTATATTTATATTTGCAGTAAGAAAATAAAATAATAATCACTTAAAACTCACTTACCTATGAACACAGAAGAATTATCAAACCGATTAACACAAATCGTACAAGGCATTACTAATACTCACCCTATTAGGATTAAGGCTACTATCGAGGTTTTCCTTGAAGAATTTGATCCAAGCCAGAACTATCTTCTCTCTATTTCAGATATAGAAGGCTATGAGACTCCATTTATCGAATTCGAGATTTGGGACAAAAACGATGGTCCTATACCAGGTATCAAACTTTTCAAGGATTTCAATATATACCCTGAACGAGAATATTGCGAATACTAACCAATTAACCCCAGGCCTAACTTAGGTTCTGGGTTTTTACTTACGCTAACTTAGTAAGCCCTTATAGGCTATCTTAATCTCTATAGGCTTACCATAGTCCCTATATGGCCTTATTGAATTAGGACCTAATAGGTTTATAAAGGGCAATAATAGGAATATAGCTAATCGGCCTTAATTCTTTATCACCTTAGTCCATTAAGGGCCTTATCAATATACAGGTATATAATACACTCTCAAGAGGGTAGGCATAAGAATATCCATATACATATCATATATGCCCACTACAAGGCGTGTGAAGATTACCCTTGTGAACCCCCAAAATTAAGTGCAAATATTAAGTGCACAATATTTTCTATTTTATGAATTTTTCACAAAAATAATTTTGAAAATAAAATTATTCATTTTCTCAAAAATTTTTCTTGAAAATGTTTGTAGATTAAAATAAAGTTCGTATCTTTGCAATGTGAGAAAAACAAAGCGATATTTGAATGAATTTTTAATTAAAACTTTTTAAGAAAATAATTCTCTAAAAATTTTGTAGATTAAAAAATAGTTCTTATATTTGCAATACAGAAATGAAACAAATACTACCTTATTAGAATAGTTTAAAAAGTCTTGAGGGTCTATTTGAAAAGGTAATAAAAATAATAAATAATAAAACTTTCAAGCAATTTAATTATGAAAAAGCAAATTAATAACGTGAATGTAGAAAAAGCAAGTGCAAACGCAAAAGCAAATAGTTTGATTGCTTTAGACGTTTTAAAATCAGTCAAAGAAAAAAATCAAGGACTTTTTAAAACGGCTTTAGGGACAAAAACAGAAATTTATAAAAAAGAACTTTTTGCAGGTGCAAACGAAAAGCAAATCAAATCTTTGAGAAAAAAGTTCAGAAATGTTACTTTTAATTTTCTTTCCACGATTGCAAACAATGCGGATAAAAAACTAATTGACGGCTTTATAGACTTTTATAAACAAGTCTACGTTTTAAATGATTTTTCTTTTAATTCTATTGCATCAGAGAACACAAAAGAAGAAAAGAAAGCAATTCTAATAAAAGGGCTTGAAATAGTGAAAAACTCCTTGAAATAAAAACAAATCAGAGTAGGGAAATATTTCCCTACTCACTTAAAAAATTAAATTCTATGTTATTAAATATATTTTTATTTGTTGGTGTAACTTATTTAACAATTCAATGCTATAAAGATTTAAAAGAAATTTTGAAAGACGATAACGAAACATTTAAAGATTGAAAGAAAGCAAAGGGACAAACATTTTTATTTGTCCCTTACTTTTTATTTTCAAATGTTAAATTTAACGGAACCGTACTCCCCATTTAGTACCAGGAAATTTTAGGCTTTCGCTATAAGAGGTACCTTGAAGGCAAATACTCATTTTAGTACCACAACTTTCGAAGCCTTCGCATTAAGGGCATGCCCAGATATCCCACACCACACACATGCCCACATAACACACAGAGAAACCAGAGAATAAAACATCCCTGGCTCTCATCCACACCTTATCCCTTTGGTATTGGCGATATCAAAGTTCTTTCTATAAACCAAAAACTTATAAAGATATGGAAAAAACATTATTCAAACTAGCACGTGCAATTACAGATACAGGTACAGATACTGTATCTTCAAAGGGTGGTACCGTAACCTATCGTATCATTTCAATCAAAAGAAAATTGGTAAATGGCAAAGTAGTTTCAACCTCTACACTCTTTTGTACTTTGGGCTCAGCCTCCGTAAGTTGGGCTATTTGGGGAGGAGTTACCGTTGGAGATGGTTACTTAGATGTAAAAATTAACTATTCAGAAAATAATACTGGGTCCTCAAGGTCTACTACTCTGATATTTGTCCAAAATGAGCCTAATAACAAAATCAATCTCACAGTAACTCAGAAAAAGAACTAATCATTCAGATTACTTCAAGAAATTCTGCTGGAGGTACTTCTGCTATCTGTTCTCTTACTCAAGAAGAATCAGGAGAACAGATAGATATAAATATTTATACTCCAGAGACTAAGATAGAAAACGACATCTTAGTAACTATACGTTCTGACCCCTTCAATGGATTAATAGCCAATTTAGAGATATCTGCTAGACATGAGGTAGCTAGTGATATTAACTTTTCTATGGTAATCAAATATGGAGTATCACCAGGTGATACTATAACTAGAGAAACTACCCTTAACAGTGGAGATTCTTATACGGCTGAAACAGTTGATATTCAAAAAGAAGCAACCCCACTTATTTTATCTGGAGATTATTGGCCAAAAGAAGATGATAAATATAAGTATATTGTAAGCTTTATGTAATAGCCATAATAAATACAATAAACCAAAATATCAAAGCCGTAGTATATGCAACAGAATATCTATGCCAGGGATACCAGCAAGTAATATAAGAATCTGCTTTTAGTATTTCTGGATGTTCTTCTTCGTATTTTTTATCTTCTTCTCTAGAATCATATTTATACAATATGAAGATTGGTAAGAATACGAAGAAGATTATTAAAGTAACTGGGAATAAGAGTAGGAGAATTATCTCCCACCCTTGCATTGATGACCCAGCATAATCACCATCTCTATCAAAAAAGAATCTCATAGCAATCTATGTTTTAGGTACTTGGTTAATAGGTAAATCGGAAATAGAGGTAATACCAACCATACCGATATAAATAATATCAGGGAATGAACCCTATGAGTGTACGGTAAATAATCTAAGCAAACTTTTACAAAGAATACCGTGAATGGCAAACATACCAAGTAAATTATAGCTAATACCGTAATCATTGTTCTTTGAAGTATTTGTTAATAATCTTGGCAAGTTTCTTATCAAATTCAATCATCATATCGAAAGCATCTGTATCTTTCATACTCTTCATTTCTTTGTCAAGGAATTCTATATTTCTCTTAATCGAGAAATAAGCCTTGTATGCAAGGTAGCATTTCTCATTTTCTTCTGTAAGAGGAAGAACTTCTCCCTTTTGCCCATCCAATCTCGGATATGTATTATCAGGACCGAGAGTTCTTGCAACTTTTACCCGGTTACTGAGCATTGCAAATCCACCTTTCTTATCAATGGATTCTACTGTTACCTTCTCTGTGATGGGTCTTCCGGATAATACAAAGATAACTTCATCACCCTCTTTGAGCTTTTTAACTTCTTTCTTTTCTTTTTTCATATCTATTTTATTTAGAAATTTTCTTTATGCAAATATACTAAAATTATTCTTTATTTATTGCATTATCTATTTTATTTTTAATAAATTCATAGGCATTGCCCCGGTAATCCTCTAGCATTTTGTATTCTTGTGGAGATAGAAATATTCCGTTTACTTTAAAAAGTTTTCTTAGATGCTCCGGTATAATTCCCTGGTGAGTGATGTTATTATATCGGATAATAAAGAGTTTCTCTCTACTTTTATCAATAACTCCCAAAGTGTTGACTGGTTGGAGTTTAGTTTGGTAAATTCCCCCGAAAGCTGAAGGAACCATTAAAATATCCCCAGGTACTCGAGTTATCCAATGAGAATAATCGGGAGTAATCACTGCAATTTTCTTCTCTTTTTCAAGCTTTTTATCATATTCAAGTCGAGTATACCAAAAAGCACATCCATAACAAATATCCTGAGCTTTCATAAGTTTAGGGATCTCCCGATTCATATCAAAATCCCCTAAATTAATGAGTTTGCCACATATTCGGCACCGATTTGTCTTATTCATATTGCATTATTTTATAAGTTATATATGATAATAGAACTCCGAAACATCCTAAAAATAGGTTATAAGCAATACTTTTGTTACTAAAATTGAACCATTAAAACTGATAAGTTATGGATAAACTAACAAATGAAATGATTAAAGACCTTGCTATTCGCTTGGGTCTAGAACCTGCTCTATTGAAGGCTGTTCAATTGGTAGAAGCTGCAGGTAGAGATGGGTTTTTAGCTGATGGTAGGCCTCAAATTCTCTTCGAGGGTCATATTATGTACAAAGAAGTACATAAGAAATTTCCTGATAGGGATTTAGCTTACCTTTGTAAGAAATATTCTACGATTTTCTTCCCTAAATGGGATAAATCGAAGTATTTGGGAGGTGTACATGAGTATAAAAGACTCGAATTAGCCAAAGAGATCGATGAAGAATGTGCATTGAAGTCTGCAAGTTGGGGGATGTTCCAGATTATGGGATTCAATCATAATCTTTGTGGGTGTAAAGATGTCTTCGAATTTGTTCACAAAGTGTCGGAATCTCATGCAAATCAATTGGAATTGATGTATCACTTCATGTATAATTCGGGTTGTTTGAAAGAACTTAAAGCAAAAGACTGGGCTGGCTTTGCCAAAAAGTATAATGGTCCGGGGTATGCCCAGAATGCCTATGACCAAAAGTTAAGAAACGCTTACGAAAACTTCAAAGATAAATTATGAAAAGATGTCATTTTAACAGCTGGATAGCAAAGGTATTCCTTTTCCCCAGTTACAAAGCAATTACTCTGGTGTATAATTCATTCTTCAAACACAAAGTAGAAGAGTGTAAACCAGACGATATCAATCATGAATGTATCCATCAGATACAACAGATTGAGTGTAGTATAGTGGGCTTGGTACTCGGTATCATACTCTGGTTATCATTTGGTATATCCTTTTGGTGGGTAGTAGCTCTGACTTTTGGATTCTTCTACCTTTGGTATATCCTCGAATACATAATCATCCTATGCTTTGCCAAGTGGGATAAACAGAACGAAAGGTATCATGATGTAAGTTTCGAAGAAGAAGCTCACAATAATGATAAGAATCTGAGTTATCTTGAAGACCGTAAGCCATTTGCTTGGATTAAGTACATTAAATTGAGAAGCTACAAGAAATGAAAAAATTAAAAGTATTAGGGGTGTCTGCTGGTGCAGGCATCCTTTTGTTCCCTTTTAGAAAGAATTTGATAGCTAATATAGAAACTCGAGGAGTATTTTATACTAAAGGCTTAGAGCAGTGGAAATTGAACTTTGGTGGTATACCCTATTATAAAGATGAAACCCTCCCAGATTGTAAGCCAGACATTATACTTTCAAGTCCAGACTGTGGAGCATCTTCTATTATGAGGCTTTCAAAAGTAAAAGAATTGGGCAATCCCCAAGAGAATAAATCCCTGAATCTAGTAATTCAATCAATCTTACATTATAAACCTAAGATATTTCTTATTGAAAACTTACCTCGTTTGCTATCTTTGCTCCCAAAAGAATATCTTCAAAAAACTCTTGAAGACTATAAACTTATTTTTCACGAAAGAAGCGTTTCTGACTACGGTAACTCACAGTTATCACGAAAGAGATTACTTATCATTGGAGTACATAGAAAAACTGGTAAGAAATATTTGAATGCTTTTGATGAAGTATTTCAAGTAAAAAACCCAACAATTACTAGAAATCTACTTAAACCACTCACATTCTCTCAGAAAAATAATACTAACCAGATTCCGTTCATGAGTAAAACTCTGGCAATGTATGACTATCGGAAGCTTCCTGAAAAGAAGAATCTTACAGTAGCAAAGATACATAGACTCTGGGTTAGAGATTTTAAAGATGAAAAGAAGTGGCCTATCAAAACTGCAAAGATGAGTACTCTTCCAGGAGTATATCGATTAGAGTATGATAAACCCCCATTAACTCTCAGACCTGCAGATAGGCAATTCAGACCCGATGGTTATCCTTTGGGAATCGAAGACTTCAAGGCAATTATGGGATTCCCAGATAAATTCAAAGTTTACCTTCACAAGAATGGTGATACCTTCGAAGGTGATTTTAAGGATTACCATTATTGGCTTAACAAGGCAAGATATACAATTGCCAAAGGGGCAGTAGGTGAAATAGGTTATTGGTTTAAGGAATGCCTCAAAAAGGCAAATACCAAGAAACCTTGAGTTTCAGCTTTATATATAAAGTCTTATATATAAGTTTCTGGGGTGCCTTGAAATATATAGATATATAATATACTACGTATATATATCTATATATTTATCTGCGTATATATAGCTATTCATATATCATATCGTAAGTAGTATATTTGGATATTATCTCACTTCGTTCGATAAAGGTAATCGCTAAGCGATTACCGAATAGATAGTATCATTAAAGCGTGCGAACTTCCTAAAATTTTTGAACATGAAGAATTTAAAGAAGGCCTTGTTCATTGTACTTCTAGGATTTACTATTTACCTTTGCTTCAGGAATTACAAACTTTCTCGAGAGGTTGATTCCCTGGAACTAGCGGTCAATGAAATCCCAGATACAGTATACACAGAGAAACCCTTCAAACCAGAGAAGAAGTACTCAGAAAAAGTTGAACCAGGTAAAATCTTAGTTCATGATAATAAGCAGCCAACTCTCTTTCCTGATTCCATGCTAAGGCAGCCAGTTATCAGTAACCAAGATTCCCTGGTTCAAATTGTTTTGAAGAAAGATAAGTTGAACTTAAGTCTGTTCAATAAGGAGACTAACACTTATTCAACTAGACTATTCCCAATCGACTTAGATAAGTACAACTACAACTGGTATGAAGGTCAATTAACTCGAAAGAAAGTTGCAAGGTTATCACTTAGCCCATACGTCTATGGCAAATACAGACCTTTCAATAATTTCTTCGATATGGGAGCTGGTCTTTCAATCAAGACTAAGAGATTTAATTACAAATTCGGAGTCAATACCTTTTACTATCCGAAGATAAAATCAGGGATGGGTACTGACATCGAATTTCAAATAACATATAACTTTTAAGTAATGGCAAAGACTATCTCAGAAACTAGAACTACATTAACTCGGGAGGAGCTATCAAACCTATCCCGAGTTTCTAGTGATGTTTTCTTTTTTAGCCTTTTTTGCTATGTGATACATCCAGTAAGAGGAAAGGTAAGATTCGATTTATACCCATTTCAGAAATCTGTTCTCTACAATTTCATTGCCCAACGATTCAATATCATTCTCAAATTCCGTCAGGCAGGAATTACAGAACTTATTTCAATGTACTGTCTTTGGTTGGCGATGTACCATCCCAACAAAAAGATAAACATTATCTCTATCAAAGACACAACTGCTAAGAAGGTGCTTAAGAAGATTAAGTTCATGTACAAGAATCTTCCATGGTACCTTCAAACTCCCATAATCAATGGTAGAGCTGGAGAATACGGTTCTGCTTCCATGATAGAATTTGATAATGGGTCATTTATTGAATCAATTCCGACATCATCCGAAGCCGGTCGTTCGGAATCCCTTTCTCTTCTGGTAATTGACGAGGCAGCAGTAGTAAGATGGGCTGCTCAAATTTGGGCTGCTGCATTCCCTACTCTTTCCACTGGTGGAGCTGCCATCGTCAATTCCACTCCCTATGGAGTTGGTAATTTCTATCACTCAACTTGGGTAGATGCCATTGCAGGAGGTAATCCTTTTAACCCAATTCGATTATACTGGCAAATGCACCCAGAACGAGATATTAACTGGTATAACCAAATGTCCTCTGCTCTGGGAGCAAAACGAACTGCACAAGAAATAGATGGTGACTTCTTATCATCTGGTAATACAGTCTTCGACTTAGCTGATATTAAGGCTATCGAAGACTGCCTTAGTGATTACCCGGTTATTAAGAAAAGGTTTAATGGTCAATATCGACAGTTTTGTGAACCAGAACCAGACAAAGAATACTTTATTGGTGCAGACGTTTCAACTGGTAGAGCTTCTGACTACTCTTCATTTACTTGTATGGATAAGCTAGGAGAAGAACAAGTAGTATATAAGGGAAGAATGGCAGTGGGAGCTTATGCTAAGTTACTTGGTGATACTGGGAAGTTGTTTAACTGGGCAGTAATAGCTCCAGAATCCAATGACGTTGGTTTATCAGTAACTTCTAAGCTTCAAGATGAAGGCTACCCTAACCTTTACTACTACCAGAAGATGCTAAAGAAAAAAGGTAAAAGTAGACCTGAAATGGATAAATCCCCTGGTTGGTTAACCACCCAAAAGAATCGTTCAGTGATAATAGAAAACTTAGAAGAAGATATTCGATTAGATCACGTAACCATTAAGGACCCATTCTTTGTACAAGAAGCTTATACCTTCATATACGATGGTTTGGGCAGACCTGTTGCAATGGGTAAACATAGGGCTAATAATTCAGCGGTAGATGTAGACCTTGAAGGAGATGTATATGCAGATGATGATATCTTCGGAAAAGCAATATGTAATCACATAAGGAAAGGAAAAACTAACGTAATCGTACAACCAAGATGAAAAAGTACTTCAATTTTAGTTGGGGTTGGGGACGTAAGAAGGACCCTCCCAAGAATGGTACATCCTCTAATAAAGAAGAAAAGCCTGCCACATCAATTTCACCTGGTAGGGTTTCAGTTGACGATGATAGTGATAACTTAATTACATCATTACAAGGGTTGACTAAATTAGTTGAACCCTCTTTTCGTGTTGATGTGATACCTTTAATTCGGGATTTATATAAGGTAAATCCCGATATGGGCATTGCATTACAAGATATGTTTAAGTTAGCTAACACCAGTCATACAGTAACTTTCCCTAATAATTCCGATGAAGAGGCTTCAAAGATGCGAGAACATCTTAAGAAAGCCACCAAGGGATGGACCAGATATACTGCTGGTATAGATGGTTTAGTTAATAAAATGATTGTTCAACTTCTTGTAAGTGGGGCAATATCCGTAGAAGGAGTACCAAATGATAAGCTTGATGGATTGGCTACGGTATTATTCCTTAAGCCAGAGCATATCAAGTTTAAACGTGAATTAAATGGGGTGTATTCTCCTTACCAAAAGAATATGAATTTCTTTGTTAAGCAACAAGATTATATTAAGCTTAACCCAGAAACTTATTTCTATGTTGGTATGTTCAATGATACCGATGAACCTTATGGAGTTCCTCCATTTATGCCAGCATTAGATTCTCTCAAGGGTCAGAATGATATGAAGGTTAACTTCAAACATATCATGGAGATTTGTGGTATGGTTGGTTTCTTAGAAGCTAAGATGCAGAAATCTCCACAAAGACCCAACGAGAGTATCAAAGCTTATGAATCTAGATTATATCATGAACTCAATATCCTTAAACGTAATGTTAAAGAGGGTATGAAGGATGGAGTAGTTGCTGGTTACATAGATGACCATGAATTCAAACTTAACTCTACTACTAAGGAACTCGGTAATATCGAGAAGCCTTGGAATATGAACCAACAATCTGTAGCAAATGGGTTGGGAGTTAATGGCTCTATCATTGGGGTATCATCTACTACTGGTGAAGGTGCAACGGGTATAATGCTGTCTAAGATGATTAGCCAGTTAAAAAATATCCAAATGCTTGTAGCTTATGTATTGGACCGACTTTATTCTCTAGAACTGCGTTTGGCAGGCTTTAATAATAAGGGAATGAAGATTGATTGGGGAACTTCTACAGTTTCTGATGAAGTTAAAATCCAACAAGGTCTTCAGTATAAGATACAGAACCTTGACTTATTGTATAAGGCAGGTATCATTAGCCAAGAGCAATATGCTTGGGCAATGGGTTATGATTCACCAGATGAAAAGGAACCAAGAGTTTCACTTGAGGACCAATTTGCTAAGGGTGGTAATATAGACCCACAAGAGGGTACCAAGAAGAAACAAAGGCAGGATGATAAAAACCAATCTGCTCGTAGGTCAAGAGATAAGACAAACCCGGCTCCTTCTCGAGGAGACCAAAATACTAAAGCAAGATGAGTAAATTCACAAAGAAAAACAAAGAGCATCTTGATTCTATGGTGATAGGTCAAGGCCATACCATTATGGCTGGGTATATCCCAGAAGCAGTGGGAGCCAAGGCTTTCTCAGAGAATTATTACAAATGGAAAAACCCTACACCGGATTCCATTGCTCAATTTGGGTTTTGGGGAGGGGATATAGATTATAATACTTACTATCCCAACCTAGACAAATCGGAACTAACTCCTAAGGACGAAGAGTTTATCGAACCAATGTTCAGATTACTTTCAGAAACGATTGTATCTAAGAATTGGAACCCGACAGACTTTGGTCAGAATGGAGTACTAAAGGCTTCTATGAAGATGCTGCTTGGTCAAACAGTAAACTGTGACCATGAAACAAACATCGGTAATGCTATTGGAGCTGTATCACAAGTAATGTGGCAGGAATCTTATAAAGACGGTAGCTTTACTATACCAGCAGGTATCAACGGTATTCTGAAAATCGATGGTAAGGCAAATCCAAGAATTGCTCGAGGAATTCTTATGGAGCCACCCTCAATTCATAGTAATTCGGTTACTGTACAATTTAAGTGGGATAAATCCCATCCCCAAATGGAAGATAACGAATTTTATCAGAAACTGGGTACTTATGACTCTAAGGGAGTTATGGTACGTAGAATTGTTACTGAAATTGTTCGTTACCTTGAGACCTCACTAGTTTCACATGGTGCTGATTCATTTGCCCAGAAAATTGGTTCGGATGGTAAAATCATTAACCCAACCTTTGCCAAAAGAACTTGGGCATCTTATGAAGAATACAGAGATGATAAATCGAAGCAATACTTCTTTACTGATTATAAATCAGATTTAACATCATATCAAGAAAAGAACGATACTCAGGGTTCTTTTAATGATAATGATGCCAATGATAATCATTCAAATAAAAATAACATGAACGAAGAATTACTAAAATTTCTTGAAAGCCTTTTCGGGGATAATATGCTTACCCTGGAAGAAGGTAAAGAGATGAATCAGGAAAATGTAATTGCCTGCATTCAGACTTTGGTATCATCCAGAAACGAATTGCAAACTTCGGTAGATAATCTTACTACAGAGAAAACTTCTCTTACGGAACAGATTACCAACTTGAATGCCGAAGTAGCTAACTTGAAGGAAATGGCAACCGTAGGAAAGAATCACATTGCTTCTCTCCGTGAAAATGCCGTAGAAACCTACAAGAAGTTAATGGGTGATAAGGTAGATGAGACAATCGTTACGATGCTCAATGCCGAGACTACTGGTATTACTACTCTTATTTCCTTGACCAAGGATTACCAAGCTCGCTTGGAAGAGAAGTTCCCTCTCACTTGCTCAAAATGTGGTTCTAAGGACGTCAACCGTGCTTCCTCAATTGCTGAGGATGATACCGAGGGTAAAACTGGAACCCAGGGTACTGATACCCAACGGAATTCAGAATCTCCGAGTACTAAGAATGTAATCGATAACTTGTATCGAAACAAAATCAAATAACTAATATAAATAATCCGCGTTATGGAAAAAACTAAAATCGTAAACGACCCTCAGCAACTTACTCTCTTTGGGGAAAGAACCCCGAGAGCGGTGATTTACAAAAGTGAGTCACACAAATTGCACCAGGCTTTCAATGTTAAAGCTGGAGAGAAAATCGTACAGGGTATGCCAGTGGCTTTGAATGAAGAAGGTTTGATTTACCCTTGCACTGATACAGCTACTCAAGTTTATTTGGGTGTAGCAGTAACGGATAACGTTAACCCTGCTTATCAACCTCAAAGAAATTTCCCGGTAGAGGTAACAGTAGCTATGGAAGGTTACATGATTTGTAACTGGGTATCAAACGGAAATATCGAAGCTGGCTATGTAACTCCCGATGAAGAATTGCTTAACGATAGATTCGTAAAAGCTAACCAAGCAACTTCAACCCAGTTCATTGCCCTTAATCCAGCAGAAGAGGCAAATGAGGTAATTCAAGTACTCATCAAATAAGAGAAAAGAAGTTATGGAAAATAAAATAGATATTACAAAGTTGAAGGCTCAGGATTTTATGAATGAGCTGCCGGAAATGGTAAGAAGCTTGGAAGCTGTTCGTTCCGGTTCACAGGACAAGAAGCCTGTAGAGGTAACTTTTGGAGAATTGGTTACCGGTAAATGGGGTATTTCAGAAGATGAACTTTTTGAAAAGATGGGCATCAATCCAAAAGTGGACACGATGCAGAACATCTTTACAATGCCCCAACAGAATATTCGTTGGATTGTTCCGGAAATCATTCGTGCTGCTATCACATTGGGTATGCGCCAGGCTCCGTTCTATCCAAGTATCATTGCATCTGACCAACCAATCAATGGTTTACAAGCAATCATGCCGATGGTTAACATGTCGGATGCTGCCCCTGCAAAGGTTAATGAGGCAGAAACTATCCCATTGGGTGATGTTAGCTTCGGACAGAAATCAGTTAGCCTCTTCAAAATCGGAAAAGGTTTCAAACTTACTGATGAAGTTCGTAACTATGTTTCACTCGATGTCTTGGGAATCTACCTTCGTGATTTTGGTGTTCAGTTGGGTTATGCTCTGGATACTTTGGCTATGGACGTTGCTATCAATGGTAACAACCCTGATGGCTCTGAGTCTGCCCCGGTAATCGGTGTATACGAAACAACTAACGGTATCACTTACAAAGACCTTCTGCATATTTGGGTACGTGCTGCTCGTATGGGACGTAACTTCCAAACTATGATTGGTGGTGAAGACCAGGCAATCGAAATGCTGAACTTGCCGGAATTCAAGGATCGTCACTCTGGTACTACAGAAGCTACTCTGAATGTTAAGTCTCCTGTTCCCAAGAATGCTGACTTCTACATTCACCCGGGTACACCCAACCAACAGTTGCTGTTGATTGATACATCTGCTGCCTTGATTAAGCTTACTGCTCGTCAGTTGATGCTTGAATCTGAAAGAATCGTTTCTAACCAGACTCAGGCAATCTATGCAAGCTTGACTACTGGCTTCTCTAAGATGTACCAGGATGCAACTCTGTTGCTGGCGGCTGACAAGAAGTTCTCAGAATTCGGATTCCCCGAGTTCATGAACGTAGACCCGTATTTGATGGTTAACCTCGAATAATAATGGCCGTCCGGTTTCATCTATATAAATTCCCTGAGAGGGTGGGTAACTAAAAAGACTCATCCTCTCTTTAATCATTTTTAAATCTTAGGAAATATGGCTAAAGATAAATATACAGTAACTGTGGGACCAAGAGCTTACAGTTTTCATGACCAATCAACTGGTATTACCGTTTGTAGAGGAGAAGACAAAGAACTTACTCGTCGTCAATTCCGTGCACCGAAGATTCAGAAAGCAATTGCTTCTGGCCATCTGATTATCATTGCTGATAAATCGGAAATTGAAAAGTATTCAGAGGCCGACATCGAAAAGTTGGATAAGAGACTGAATGCTCAGTTCAAGAAAGGCATGACTCTTGAAAAACTTGCAAAGGGCTATTCCCTGGAAGAACTGAAACTGGTAGCAGGTCTTCATGAAATCGTTGCCGAGAAAGATGATACAGTAGAAACAATTCTTCAGGCTTTGCTGGAAGAATTCGAATCCTCTTCTAAAGGGTAATCTATGAAAATTACATAAGACAGACTAATATGAATAACAATCTGGACTTTTTGTACGTTACGTCAGGTCTGGAAGTTTCATTCAGAGTCATATCCAAAGTCCCGGCCAAATCCATTTTTGACTGGGACTTTGGCGATGATAAGGGAGAGGTTTTCAATGGTGGAAGACATGTTTCCTATTCTTATGAAACTCCCGGTTTCTATACAGTAACCCTACATGTAACCAACTCTAATGGTTTAGATATCACCGTAGATAAGACTCTGGTAGTTTGTGATTATGGGCATACGGCATTAGCCGATACAATATATAACTTAATCGATCATTACATTCCTTCAGAGATATCAGAGGGGATGACCAGGGAAGATAAATCTATCTACATCACCAAATGGCAATATTATATTGGTCCTCTAGTAAATCACCAAATTCCCGCAGATAAATATACTGATGAATTATGGTATGAAGCACTAGAAAACCAATTAATAATGGAATTGGCTGCCTGGGATTTTCTCAATGTGAAGATACTTAACCTATTAACAAGTACTTCAGAATACCTAAGCCAATTAACTTCTACCAAAGAACAGAATGGTGATGGTAGTTCTAAACCTGAACTTGCTCGGGGTGATAGGATAAAACAAATCACTACTGGGCCTACTGAAGTGCAATATTATGATACCTTGGCAGATGCTACAAGTTCCCTATGGAAAACACTTTCTCAAGCAATGCAACCAGGTGGATTAATAGATGAATTAAGAAAGAACCTTTGTATGTTAGCTTCACGATTGGAAATCTACTTACCGTTCTGTGATGAAGTATTCAGAACCGTAGTTCCCAAAGTAGTTAACAGAAGGCAACCTGGAGTATTAGATGGACCAAATCCAAGTGCTCCAGTGAAAGGCGGTAAGAAATCAATCTTAACTAAGTTATGACAAAAGAACCCTGGAGAATGGTAAAGAACCGCTCTTGGGATAGATACAAGAAAATTATCACTGACTTCTTAGATTGGGATGCTGGTAGACAAACCATAACTTGGGCCAAACATGTTAATCAGCTTCTTAGTCATGCCGAAGACAGTATACCTAAATATTATAACATTCAAATCGAAGCATTATGTTATTACAATGCTTTCAGAAACTGGCCTATCAACAAGGCAACTGTCTCAGGAGAATTGGATGACGAAAACTTATCGATACTAATTTCTAAATCTTATATAGAACAAATCGGTTATCTTACACCGGAAGGTTATTGGGATTTTAATTGGGAACAAGATAGGTTTGTAATTAATGGTATAACGTATAAGCCTTCTGGAGATACCCAGACTGCTCAGGCAAAGGATGAGGCTTTAGTTTTCATGATTATCCTAAAGAGAGACCGAGATACCAAAATCGAATTTGTAGATTAAAAATTAAGTATATGGCAAAGATGTTAGTACTGAGGTGGACCCCAATTACTACTTCCAGTGGAATCTGGTTTGATAGTAATCTGGTTATCCTTAATGGTACATCTGGAGTTCATATTGAAATGAAAGGTAATGGCAATGATGTAACGGCATTTCAATCAATGACCGGAAACAAATTTGTCACCTGCTTTCAAGATTACTTCGGTGATATCTGGGATAAAATAATACCTCATCCTGGTATAGGCCAGGTAATGAAATTCCGTGTAAATAAGCTCCCTGACTATGCTTGTATTCGGGGGGATGTTGAAGACGGTGGAGATGTAGACCCCGAAAATCCAGACGTACCAATGAATGCCTTCTGTGGTTCAGAGGGAGAACCATTCAGAGATATCGATTCGGAATTCTTACTGGGTCGTCAACGTGCAGTAATTAATCCTTAAATTTTATAAAATATGTATGTAAGTAAGTATTATACCTGCGAAGAAATAGACCAGCGGTTATTACAGGGTTACTATGATGACTTTGTTAAAGCTGGCTTTGGAGGAACTATAAATGAGTTCTGGGCCTTCGTACTTTCTATCAAGAATAAAGTAGATAAGAAAGAAGGATACGACTTATCGAAAAATGATTTTACCGATGAGTTGAAGGCTAAACTTGATGGAATCGAAGAACATGCAAATTACATCACTAAAGTTTCTCAGCTTGAGAATGATTTGAAATATCAAACTGAGGAAGAAGTTAAACAGATGATTAGTGATTTGGTTGATGGTGCTGATGATGCCCTTGATACTCTTAAAGAGTTGGCAGAGGCATTGGGTAATGACCCCAACTTTGCAACTACTATCACTAATAAATTAACCGACCTTCGTACTGCTTTAACCGAAGAGGTTAATCGTGCTAAGGAAGCCGAAGCTGCTCTGGGTGCTGCAGTAGCAGCAGTTCAGGATAACCTCGAATATGGGTTAGACCAAATCAATAAGAAGATTGATACTGTTAAGGCAGACTTAAAAGCCGAAATCGACAGAGTTGAGAAGAAGGTAGATAAGAATGCTGAAGATATCAAAGACCTTGAAGATAAGGTAAATCAAGGTGATGATGAACTTGAGAAAGAATTTAAGGACCTTATCCAAAAGGAAAAAGATGAACGTATTGCTGCCGATAATGAGATTAAGGAAAGTGTAAATGAACTTAAGACTCTACATATCAATGATAAGGCCGCACTCGAGGCAAAGATTGCTGAAGAAACCGCAAATCGTACCAATGCCGATACTGTATTGGATTCTAAGATTAATGAGGAGATCACTAATCGACAGGCCGATACTTTAGCTCTTCAAGGTAAGATTGACCAAGAGAAGGTAGACCGTCATTCTGAGGACCAAGTTCTTCACAATGAAATCTCTAAAGAGGTAACAGATCGTACCAATGCAGACAATGCTCTTCAAGGTAAGATTGACCAAGAAGCTCAAGCACGTACTGCTGCAGACCAAGTATTACAGAACAATATAGATTCAGAGGCTACTACTCGTGCTGCTCAGGATCTAGTTCTCGAACACAAAATCGAGGATATAAAAGAGCAGGGTGTAGAAGACAAAGAACAATTGCTCAATGCTATTGCTGCCGAGGCTGCTGCTAGAGAAAAAGGGGATAAAGATCTTGATGCTAAGAAGGTAGATAAACGTGAAGGTTATTCTTTGACTAAGAATGACTTTACCGATATCCTTAAAGCTAAACTTGATGGCATCGAAGAGAAGGCAAACTACATTACCCATCTCTCCCAGCTTATCAATGATGCCGGTTTCCAAACTGAAGAAGAAGTAAATACGGCTATCCAAAAGATTATTGGTTCAGCACCCGAGGTACTTGATACTCTTAAAGAAATTGCCGATGCCCTTGGAAATGACCCCAACTTTGCAACTACTATCACAAAGAAGTTGGCTGCAATCACAGAACAGGTTAACCAAGAAATCGAAGACCGTATTGCAGGAGACGAGGCAAACAGTGCTGAGGTAGCTGCTGAAGTTCAAGACCGTAAAGATGCCGATACTGCTCTTGAAACTAAACTGAAAGAATATGTAGACAATAAGTCTGCTACTGGTGATGCTGCTCTTGGAGTTGTAAGGGATAACCTTAACAAGGAAATCCAAGACCGTAAAGATGCCGATGCTACAATTCAGGCTAACTTGGATAAAGAGATTGCCGAAAGAAAGACCGCTGATGAAGCTTATACTCAAAGTCTGGCTAACGTTAACAAACGTATCTCAGACTTGGCATTGAGTATGCAAGAGTCTATCAATACCTTGCGTAATGAGCTTACCGAGCAGGTAAATGCCAATACTACGGCAATCGCTACTAACCAACATAATATCGAAAGAAATTCAGAGGCAATCACAAATTTAACTAAGACTGTAGGGGATAACTACAAGGAAGTTAAGGATATGATTAACGAGGAAATCGTTGACCGTACCAATGCAGATAGTGCCTTGAGTTCTCGTATCGATACCCTTAATATCGACCTTAACACTGAAAGAGTAGAAAGGACTGCTGCTGACCAGGTTCTCCAAGTAAACCTTGATAAAGAAGTAGCAGACCGTACTGCAGCTGATAAAGCCTTGAGTACTGAGTTCACTGCTAAGTTGGATAATACTAAGCAGGCTTTGGAATCCGAGGTGGCTAATCTTAACACTAAGCTTGAACAAGAAAAGGAAAATCGTATTGCCGGTGATAATGCTTTGGGAGTTCGTATTGATTCTCTAGAGGCAGGTAATACCGATGCTATGAATGAATTAAAATCAAAGGTAAATGCTAATACTACTGCTATTAATGCAGAGAAAGACCGAGCAATTGCCAAAGAGACTTCTCTTGAGGCCAAGATTGATACCAACCTTCAGAATCATAAAGATGATATGGCTGGTATCAACAAAGATATCCTTACCGAAAAGAATGACCGATTAGCTGGTGATACTGAATTACAGAATAATATCGATAAGGAAGCTACAGAACGTGCTAACCAAGATACCCTTATCAATAATGCTTTGGCTCAAGAGAAGGCAGATAGAATTGCTGCTGACCAAGCCTTAGATTCTAAGAAGGTAGATAAGGTAGATGGTAAGGTACTTTCTTCAAATGACTTTACTGATTTACTCTTTGCTAAGTTGGATGGCATTGAGGAACATGCTAACTATATCACAAAGGTATCTGAATTGTTGAATGATTCGGATTTCCAAAATTCTGAACAAGTAGAGGCAGCTATCCAAAAGATTATTGGCTCTGCTCCAGAGGTACTTGATACTTTGGCCGAGATTGCTAAGGCTCTCGGTGATGACCCCAACTTTGCAGCAACTATGACTGCTAAGCTTACTGAGTTGGAGAATAAGCTTGAAGCTGAAAAGAATCTGCGTGAACAAGGAGATAATACTCTGCAACAGACTTTCACTAACTTAAGTAATACTCTTACTACTACGGTAAATGAGTTGAGAACTTTCGTAACTGAAACTCGTACGGAGCTGTTAACTTCCTTGAATGCTACCAATGCTCTGGTAACTCAGAATGCTGCCAATATCCAACGAAATCTTGAATTGATTCAGGGTATTCAAGATAATATAAATGGTAACTATACTGCAATTACCGATTTGCTGAATAACGAAATTGCTGCTCGTAAGGCTGAGGATATTCGATTAGAAGCAAAGATTGACCAGAATACTTCTGACTTAAATACAGAGAGAGAGGAAAGAAAGGCCGCAGATAAAGTTCTCCAGGATAACATCGATGCAGAAGAAGCTGCCCGTATTGCTGCCGATACAGCTTTGGGTAAACGTATCGATAAAGAAATTCAGGACAGAACCGATGCTGATACTGCCTTAGATAATAAATTCACTAACATTACCGATGACCATGAAGAAAGACTGGTAGCTGAAGAAGGTACTTCTGATGCTTTGCCTGATACCATGGTTACCGATGTTAGTACTGTAACCCGAACAGGTACTCAGCTTTCTTTCAAAGTAAAGACTTCAACCAAGGATAAGGCAAATAACCAATATGGTGAAGAAGTAGAAGCTACCAAGAATTTACTCCCGGTAACTCAAACTCTTGCTGGAGTTATGTCTGCTGCAGACAAGGTTAAGTTAGATGGGTTAGACCCAAATTCTTTAACTGATCTCTCTGCAGCTTCTGATGCTAATAAGGTAACAGTAACCGTAACTAAGGATAACGGTTTGAATGCTGATACTACCGAAACTTTCGATTTGCCTCAGGTATCGGCTACTAAGGCTGGTACGATGACTGCTAAGGATAAGGTTGAGTTAGATAGAATCTCTACGGCTAACTTTGCTCTTGGTGCAGTAACTCCCAATGAAACTACTGTTGGCATAGCTGCTACTAAGACCGTAGTTGAAGATGGTACAGTAGAACAGAATCCTATTACATTGCCTGCCTCTACTGCAGAGAAAGCTGGTGTACAAACTGCAGCAGATAAGAAGCTGTTTGATTCTATACCAGATAATATTATTATCTTATCTGGTGATAAACTCGTTGAGGTAGGTCAACAAAGCAGTCATGTTACTTTAACTCATAATTTCTCTTCTAAAAAAGAAGAGGGTATTTATACTCATGAGCCTGAAGATTATAAGACTACTCATATCCCAGCAGCTACTACAGAGAAAGCTGGTGTAATGACCGCCCAAGATAAAGTTAATCTGGATGAGACATTACCCAATGCTATTGCTCAAGAGGTTCAGGACCGTAAAGATGCTATCGAAGCTTTGGACGGTAAATCAGAAGCCGCTCTTGCTCAAGAAGTAGCTGATAGAAAAGCTGCAGATACTGCTTTAGATACCAAGTTTACTAAAGCTGTAAACGATGAAGCAACTGCTCGTACTTCTGCTGATACTGCATTGGGTGCAAGGATTGATAAAGAGATTGCTGATAGAACTGCGGCAGACACTGCCCTTGATACTAAACTGCAGAATAACATTAACACTCTAGAAGCTAAGCATGATGCCTTTGTAGCAACTAAGGGTAAGGCTGATGGCTTTGCTCCATTGGATGGGAATGGGTTAGTACCTGCTAACCATTTGCCTTCATATGTAGATGATGTACTTGAAGTATATGCTACCTATGATGTAAGCCCCACTGGAGGTCTTACTAATGTTCAATTGTATACGGATGCAGGTCACCAAACTCCCGTAGTTGGAGAATCTGGTAAGATTTATATAAATGTTGCCGATGGTGAACCTCCATACCAATTCCGTTGGTCAGGTACTAAATTCGTAGACAGTAATACTTCGTCTCTTATCATTGGGGAAATCGCAGGTACTGCTTTCGAAGGTAGTAGAGGTAAGCATCTTGAGGATGTGGTATCTAGCATGCCTAAAAATTTAATTAGTAAGGTTTCAATAGCTAACAAAAATAAGCGTAATGTTATTATCTTATGTAACTATTCTGCTACGGATGGTCAAGGGCATTACATTGATAAACCCGATGGGATGGTAATCCCTCTAACTCCAGCCACTACTAAAGAAGCTGGTCTGATGGATGCCGATAGTGTAATAAAGCTTAATCAAACCTTACCAGATGCTATTGAAGCTGAACAAGAGGCCCGTATTGCAAAAGATAATGCTCATGATACCTTTAATAGTTCTCTTCCAGGAATTATTCTTACTGGATTCACTCTTACCCATAATTCAACTAATGTAAGAGCTACTCTTAATAATAAAACTAAGAGTGCAGATGGTAAGACTTATGAAGGTGCTACAGATTTAATTAGAGATATACGTGCAGCAACTAAGACTACTGCAGGTGTAATGACTGCAGCAGATAAGACTAACTTGGATAATACCGTACAGGGGTTGGCAAATGAGATTACCAATAGAACTAATGCCATCAATGCTCTTCGTACAGAATTGAAAACTTACGTTGACGATTTGATTGCCGATACTGGTTCAGATGTAACTGCCTTAGAAACTAAGGTAAATAATCACATTGCCAATAAATCTAATCCTCATACAGTTACTAAAACTCAGGTTGGATTGGGTAATGTTAATAATACTTCTGATGCAAATAAGCCAGTATCTACTGATCAGGCTGCTGCTATTGCCGATGCTAAGGCTGCAGGTACTGCTGCTCAGACTTCTATCAATAGTCATGCAGGTAGAAAGGATAATCCTCATACAGTAACTAGAGCTCAATTGGGATTGGCAACTACTGACCAGGTAGTATTTGCTAAGACTACTGCTCCTTCCGGTTTCTGGAAAGAGTCTTCCGATGAAAGATTGAAATCTAACATCAAACCATTAACCCATACTTTGGAACAGATTTGCAGTATACCTACAGAATCCTTTATCATGGATGGTAAGGAAGATGAAGGTACCATTGCACAAGGTTTGGAAGCAGCAGGGTTTAACCATTATGTGGAAGAAGACCCAAGAACTAAGGATTCAGTTCCTAATCCTGAGGAATTCGAAACGGTTGTTATCGACGGTGAAGAATATGTATTGGTAAAACAAGTTAAGTACCATAAGATGTCTACTCTGGCAATCGAAGGTATTAAACTTCTTTACGAAGAGATTAAGGCTTTGAAGGCCGAAATCTCAGAACTCAGAAATCTTAAAGATGTAGATTAATATGGGAGAGATAGCAACATGGAGTGCTGTCAAAACTAAAGTAGGCCTTGGTAAGACAGGTAATGACTGCCCTACCAAGGCTGAATTGTTAGCACTCGCCTCTACAGGAACGGGGGAAAGTTACGTTGGCTTGGAAATCTCCAATGCTAGTTCCTATGGTAATAACGAGGCTGTTAAACTCGAAGATATTCATAAGGTAACTTATAAGTATACATTCACTTTGAGATACTCCAGTATAAGTTTTGATGCTTTAGGTAACCCCAGTAGTTCTAATTTTGGTTTTGAGTTTACCAGTACGAAGCAGAAATATTGGGATAATGTAGCTAATGGGTCTGCTGTTAGTGTTAATTACGTAATAAACAGTAAACCAAGTTGGATTACTAACTATAGTAAGCCGGCAGATGGAAAGCCTTGGAAAGCTTCAGAGAATCTAGACCTAACCTCAAGGTCTGGTAAGGGGTTGGCTACTCAATCTGAATCTGGTAAAACCGTGGAATTCACATTTACCCAGGCAGCAGCATCTCAAAGTTGGTCTCAAACATTCTCAGTGAATCCCACTTCTCTGTCTTTTGGGGCAACTGGAGGAACAAAAACATTTACTGTAACCTCTTATAAACAGGAATACCGAAATGGACATACCTATGGTAATCAAATTCCCTTAAGTTATACCAGGGCTAATACCGGAGTTACAGGTACTGGTACTTCAGTAACTATGGCAAATAATACTTCTACTTCGGCAAAGTCGGGTAGTGTAGTATTAACTCAGGCAGAAACCAATAAGAAACTAACTATCAGTTGTTCTCAATCTGCAGGTTATAGAACCTATAGTGAAATCACTGCAAGTGGAGGAAGTGTATCCGATATACCTGCAAGTGGAGGAAGTAGAAGTTCATTCTCAACTATGCCCTCATATTCTCAGACTTGGGGATGGAATGGTTCTACAACTGGAGGAGGCACAATTACAAGCGGTGCTAGTATTAGTTATGGTACTGCAGTTAGTGCAGGTTCTTTGGGAACTACAGTTAAATCTAGAACCCAGGTAGGAACACTTACCGGTACCCTATCACTAAATGGTAAAACTAAATCTGTAAGTGTACCAGTATATCAAGCAGCAAATGAATTTACTGGGTATACTTATGGCTCTTGGAGTGTAAGCTTAACGGCAAATTCCTATACTATCGGTAATACTGGAGGTAGTGTAACTTTGTACCCAAGTGCAAGCAGACCAAGGTATGCTAATTATACCTCAGGTTCAAGTACAAGGGATGGTTCTGATAGTGCTACTCCAAGTTTAAGTACTAGCGGTACCTCAGGATTTAGTCTATCAGGTACTACACTTAGTGCTTCTGAGAATACCAGTACAAGTAGTAGGTCTATTAGAGTTACTGCTTCTTATGAAGGTGCTTCCGATTATGTGAATATCACTCAGGGCGGTGCAAGTGTATCTTATAATTATTATTTTAATTGGAATGGTGTTGGTGCAAGTGAATCCATTAGCCATGCTGCTTCAGGGGATACTTTATCTAAGGCTTTTATATCCTATAAGAAAAAAGTAATTAATGGTTCCGAAACTTCAGATACTTATGATGTAGGCGTAAGCTTATCTGGTGCTCCGTCTTGGGCTACCGTTTCAGCTAGTAGTGGTAAGGTAACTAGTAAAGCTTCAGAGAACGTCGAAGAATCCTCAAGATCTGCTACGGTTACAGTTACACAAAATGAATCAGGTAAGAAGATTAGACTCGCCATTAATCAATCTGCTGCGAAGATTACCTATGAATACGTATTCAAACTATCACAGATTTAATTTACAACACCAGGATATTTTTATATGAGATAATTAACTTTATTATTAATTTCTAAATCCAAAGCATTATGGGAGTAGAAGTAAAAGGTGCTGGCGATGGCGTTGTAATTGCGGATAGAGGCTGCAATGATAATTGTTGCTGTGGTAATCGTAATTCTGGCTGGGGCTCCGGTTGGGGTGCTGTTGGGGGTGCATTGGTAGGTGGTGGCTTTGGTGCGGCTGCAGTTTCTGTATGGGACAAAATCAATGATACTAAAGCTGACATTCAGAAGGTAGAGTCTACCGTTCAGGAAGCAAAAGCAGGTATCTATAAAGATATCTCTGATGCTGCCAGAGGAGTAACTCAAGAAATCAGTGGAGTTGCAAAAGATGTTGCCGGTGTAGGTAGAGAAATTCTTAACAACCGTTTCACAACCGAAAGAGGTCTTTGTGATCTGGGTTACAAAACGAATTCGGATATCCGTGATTCCCGTGACCAAATGGGAGCAGGCTTCAACCGGGTTATGGACCGCCTTTGCCAAATGGGGTTTGAACAACAGAATTGCTGCTGCGAAACTAAAGGCTTGATTAAAGAAGTAAAATCAGACTTGGCTCTTCAGCTGGAACGTTGCTGCTGTGACCTCAAGAATGGACAACAGGAAATCAAATGTCTCATTGAGAACACTGCAAAGGACCAGGAGATTGCCCGTCTGAATCGAGTGGTAGATGCCCAGAGAGACCAGAACATTATCAACCAAGTGGTTGCAGCTCTGAAGACTACTGGAGGTACTACAACGGCATAACCAATTGTCATACCAGGATGATTAGAAAGGAGTACATCTATCAGGGGTGTACTCCTTTTTTCATTTTAACCACTTGAACTAAGGAATTATGGAAAAAGAACAACTCACCGAATTTAAGATACAGTTAGCTCTACCGGCTCCAAATATAGAGATTGCACAAGAAGTAGCAAACAAAGCTCAGGTACTCATCGATCAATTTGGATACTATCAATTCTTAAACCTGGTAGACTTCATGCAAAAGAATCCGGGTGCAGTTTCATTTGGTTTAAATTTAATAAATAGAAAATGATTATGGACGAAAGAACATTGATTTTCCAAAAGTTACAAAAGGGTGAAGTAATCTTTACCTTAGAGAAAGACAGAAGGTCTGGTTATCCCATTTTCGATACCGCAAAGATTGTAAAGGTAGGCGAGAGTAAACCCATGGCATCCGGTACTAAAGATGGCTTTGTTAATAGTATCGAATTAGTGATCCAAGATTCTGTATCACAGCTTACAATATACCTACCTTCACAATCCGATGAGGGTATTTATAATGGGGTATATTATACTACCGATATAGTGAATATAATTAATGAGGTTACTATGCAAAAACAAAATGCCTTAAATATACTTAACAATCGACCAAAGTTTGAGGCAGTTGTTTCTGAATGTGATAATATTCTCAATTCAATTAATCAATCCCAATCTGCTCAAAGTAGACCTGCTCCGGAGTTTGATGAATTTCGGCAATATATAGATCAACGGATAATCACGCAAGAAACTCTTTTACAAAGGATTGCTCAGGAGTTGGGATTAGATAAACCCAAATAATAAATAAGAATTATGCCAAGTAAGTCGGTTAATATTACACTATCGACTCCAATTGGTCCTCTAGAAATATACGTAGATAAACGAGAACAAGCTCGTGCAGAAAGGTTGATTGCCAAAACTCCAAGTATCTTAACTGAGGGTTATGCGAAAGGTACAGAAAAGTTTGGTAATCAACTTCTTCGTATAGTAAGACGAAGTTTGAATACTGGTGTACCTCCAAGGGGTTCCGGAGTATCTTGGCCACCACATGCTCCTGGTACCATAAAGAAGTATGGGGACCATACCATGCTAAATCTTACAGGGCAATATGCCAGGTCAGTTACTTTAGTAAAGGGTAAGAAAAGAACTTTCGTTGGTTTACCAATTGGAATCAAGAAGATTACCTATACGGGTAAGACTTCAAGAAAAACTTTGAATCAGATAGCTATCATGTTAGAGTATGGTAGCAGAGATGGTAATTTACCACCTCGTCCTCTTTGGAATCCTGCATTTAAGGCTGCTACTGGAAAAGCTGCCTTACAAAAGGAAATACGTAATGAAATTAGAAAAGAAATAAGGAGGGTTATATAATGGCAGCAGATTTCGAAATATCATCCTTATCCGGAACTGGTACTGCAACTATTAGGGTAAAGCCTAAGGCAGTAAACGAAGACATGAATAATATAAAAGAGCAGGTTCTCAAGGTAGTAGTTCAGGGTGTAGAAAGGGAAGTAACTCTGGTACAAAAGGCCGCTCCTAAAATAGTAGAGACCTGGGGAACTTATTTTAGTATCACTCCAGAAACTACTTCCCATACTTTCGATGGTACTAAAAGGGGTGAGACCCTAGAAATAGGTGTATACAGTTACCAACAGAAGTTTATCGATAATAAGCCTCAAGATGAATATCGTGCTGTAGATTGGAAAGTTGAAAGCTCCTCAGATTGGTTAGAGGTAACCCAAGAAATTGGAGAAGCTAATGCCGCAGGTAAGCTTACTATCAAAACTAAATCTACTAATCAAGAACATAACCCCAGTAACTATGACCCCTTGGAAAGAACTGCTATAGTTAAGATTATCTCACAGCAAGAACCTAACACTGAGATAGTTTTAAATATAACTCAATCTCCAGGTACTAGAACTACTAAGTATGGCTTTGAACCCACTCCGAATATACCATTTCCAATTGGTCAAAATACTAGTACTGCTCAGATTAGTAATGTAAAGGGTTATCGGTATTACCTTATCAACGGTACTCAAGTTGCTAAATTTGTAAAACAATTTAAGATAACTGATATAAGTAAGACAATAGATGGTCAATTCCTTGGTATAGGAATTGGTTCAGACCCCATACCATTTAAAGTATGGCTTACAGATTATCCTTCAAATATTGCTACTCAATGGGTTAGTGAATTGAATTGTGTTGGTCATTTACAAACTATAATGAGTGGTTTTGGGGGTATTTATGTAACTTATAATGGATATATCAATGACAATGGTAATCAGAGTGTTCAATTAGATATTAGATTAGGACTTTAATGGTAAACTCAGAAGAAATAGTAGAAAGAACTTTTTATATCTCTCTACTTAGTACAATGCTGGAAATGGGTCTTACCTTAAATCCCGAAGACTTCTTGCCCTTGTCTCAAGAAAACGAAAAAAGGTTTCAAGAGGCAATTAAGGGTATGAAGAAGTTTATACCTCTTTTTGGTATAGGGAATAACCAAGTAAAAGGCCCAAAGACTCTCCCAAGAATAACCATAGAATTACAGGGTTATTATGCTGGAGATATTGGTGTGAATAAATACATCATTGGTGATAAACTTGAGGATGGTAATTATCAAGCTTCAGAGTTTCCTTATGAAACCAAAGATATTACCATAGATGTACATCTAGTTTCTCAAACACAAGCCGATATGAGATTGCTACATACAATCTTATATACTGGCTTACCTGCTAGAGGATACGTAAGACCATACTTCAATGATTTAGAGGAATGGGAAAAGGGCAGGCTTGCTCCCACCGGAAACCTATTCATTGAGATTGGTAATTATTATGACCATCCAGATGTAGAACATGGTATACTTGAGAAGGTATACACTTATGTATGTAAGGACGGTATTCTTCCAGAAAAAGCTTTGGGAGAAGGTACTCTTACACCTATCAAGGATATATCAGTTCTTATTGGATTGTTAGAACAAAACGAAAATGAAATGTTAGAGTTAAAAGTACCTAAGGTATAGGTACAATACTCTAGGGTATAAATTAAACAAGTAATTAACTTTAATCACAATAGAATTATGCCAACTTCACCTCATGTTGATTTTAAGTTTAAGAACAACAATGTTCTTCAAACTACTCCTATGTTAGGAGTTTCTTGTGTATTGGCTAGAACTACTAAGGGCCCTTATGATGACCCATCAGAAATCATCTCTACATTCTCTCAGTTCCAAAGAATCTATGGTTCTGAAATTGTACCCGATGGTTCTGTATCAAATATCGAAAAGGCTTTGCAAGGTGGTTCTAAGCTTCGTGTTATTCGAGTGCTTGGTAAGGGAGCTACTCAAGGTACAGTAGCTGCAACTGCAGGTAAAGCTAAAACAGTTGCTAAATCCGAAGAGGAAGGTATAGTACCTGCTTCTGCTACTCCAGACCCTGCTACTCCTGCAGCATTGATAACCATTGCTTCTGGGGGAACTACTTATAGTTTGGGATTGGTAACCAAAGGTTATGGAGACCCCATCGGTAGTACTGATACCTTCCAGGTAGGTTTCTATAAACAATCCAATACCTTGTATTATAGAATCTATTCAGGCAATGGCCAGGTACTTGAACAAGGTCCGGTAGTAACTTATAAAACTGCCGATGATAACAATAATACTTCGGTAGATTACCTTGCTCTTAGTGCCTTTGCTAAGAACTCAGAGTATATCAAACCGGTAGTAGTTGCTGGTTCATCCTTTGAGAATTTAATAAAATGGCTTACCGATAGTGTAGATGGTACAAAAAATGCCGTTACTGTAACAGTTGGGGGAGCAGCTCCTACTGATACAGAGAAGATGTTTACCGGTACTGTAGGTAGTGCTGGAACTACACCCACTGCTGATGAGTGGATTGCTTCTCTGGACTTGGTAAGGGATTATACGGATTTCTATCAGTTACTCATTTCTCATATTTCTCAACACCTTACTGCTGATGCTGATGTACTCAAGGTATATAAGGCTGCTGCAGATATGGCAAAAGAGTTGATGGAATGGGTACTGTATATCGAAGTTCCAAAACACTTGACCCATTATACTCAAGGTACACAACCCAGAGATTACAAAGCTCAGGTTACTTGGGTACAGACTTGCCTCGGTACTGTAGGTAACTCTAAGTACATTGCTTATTTTGGTGGTGGCCTTAAGTACTACAACGAAAACGGTAACCTTCAGGATTCCGATGTAGTGGGTACCATTGCAGGTTTGGGAGATGCTTCTGCTACTCAATACGGTCCTTGGAAATCCTTTGCTGGTATGAACCGGGGAGTTATTGGAGATGCCGTTGGACCAGTATGCCCAAATTATGGTTCTCCTTCTCGATATAATGAACTGAACACACTTGCTCAGAATTGTATCAATGAGATGGTAATCAAAGATACTCCCGATGCAGGTAAACAAACCATGCTATGGCATTGCTTCTCTTCTCAGGTAAAACAGGATTCAGAAAGATTCCTTTCAATCGTAAGATTGAATTTGTATTTGAAGAAGTTCCTTCGTCCCGTATTTAACAAATACCTGGAAGAGCCCAATGTTTGGAGTACTTGGAAAAGAATTTGGTTGGAAGTTAAACCTACATTAGATTCTTTGGTAGATGAAGATGCCATGACAGAATATACTTGGATGGGTGACCAGGATGCAACTTCTTGGGATGATCTTTCCGTAAATAACGAATCAGATGCCCGTCAAGGTAAGTACCGTGCTATCCTTAAGTATAAAGACGTAGTTCCTATGCAAGAGGTAACTATGGAGATTGTAATTGATGCTGCTTCTAAGTCGGTATCAGTTGTAGAAACAAGTAATAACCTATAAACATATAACGATGGGAGCAAAAGTAAAAAATCCACGGAAGAAATTCTTGTGGAGTATCATGTTCCCCAAACACCCTATCAATACTTATCTATTCCAAAGTTGTACTTTGCCTGATATTGAGATTGACCAGGTGGCTCATGGGGATGTCAATAGAGATGTTAAAACTGCTGGTAGGGTTACTATAGGTAATCTTATCGTAGAGAAACTTATGACTACTGCAGGTTCAGATACCTGGCTTCATGACTGGCTCTATTCTTGCCAAGACCATATAGTTGGTGGTGGATTAGTACCAAGCCAATATTGGGAAACGGCTATTGTAAACGAACTTGCCGAAGATGGAGTTTCGGTTCTTAATACCCACGTCTTCGAAGAGGTATGGCCATGTAAGATTACCGGCTTAGACTTGGACAGAATGGCTTCAGAGAATACCATAGAGTCCATAGAGTTCTCGGTGGGTACTGCAGACAAATACTAATTTCTTAGTCTATTTTCACTAAGATTCGGTGGAGGGGTGGGATTCCTGTGATAGGAGCTCACCCCTTTCTTGTTGTTATACGGAGTACTATGAACATTTGTAAACATTAAATATATCAAAGTTATGGAATTTAGAACATTTAGATTTACCGGACCCTCTGGTTTCGAATATGAAATTAGAGAGCAGAATGGAGCTGATGAAGACATTCTCAGTAACCTTTCAGACATGAAAACTTTAATGAACCTTACCAAGTTCATTGCAGCAATCATAATTAGAACTAATGCCACTCCTAACGGTAAGCTAACCGTTGATGATGCTCTCAATCTACCAGTCAATGATCGCTATGCAATTATTTTCAATTCTCGTATATTCTCACTGGGAGAGGAAGTAGAATTTGAATATGACTGGGGTAAAGAGAACGGTGGTAAAGTTACTTATGGCCAAGACCTTCATGAGTTCCTTTTCGATTATTCAGAAGTACCCACTGATAATAAGGTATTTGATGAAAAACCAGATGCCATCCCTTATTATCCAAAGGGTATTCAATTAACCGGTCATGAATATCTTCTTTCATCGGGCAAGAAAATCAAATTTGATTGTATGACTGGTAAGGGAGAACAAGAGTTCATGAAGTTACCCTTGGATAAACAAACTAAGAATGCCCCCTTACTTTGTCGGAATCTCTACTTAGAAGTAGACGGTAATTGGGAGAAGGTAGAAAACTTTACTCCATTTACAGCAAAAGATATGGCTGAGATGAGAAAATATATCCTATCTATTGACCCTATTTTCAAGGGTGAATCTCATATCACTAATCCCACAACGGGAGAAGAGAGAACCTATCCTATAGTTTGGGCACCAAATTTTTTCTACCTGACGGAAGAGTAATGTTAGAGAGTGATTTTGTTTATATCACCAGAGCCGAGATAGCCTTAGACTATTTCGGCTTTTTACGTCTTCCGTATAGAATCAGGAAAATATTTAAGGAAATGGCCGAACAATATTATAAACAACTAAAGAAAAGAAAATAAATTATGAATACCAGTAGGAGTATAGTAGAGGTCGGTGTTGCCATGGTTTTAAAAGACCGATTCTCTCAAGAGGCTGGCAAGATATCCGGGTCATTCAGAACAATGATGAATGATATGAATACCTGGAATAGAGGTATACAGATGTCAGCTTCCAATACAATGGACTTCGGAATGCAGCTCGTAGGGGGAATGGCAAGGGCCTATAAATACTCTGCGGGTGTTCAGAATGAAGTTTGGACTGCTTCGAAAATTGCTGGTGCTACCATTGCAGAACAAAGGGAGATGTTACAATTGGCAAAGGACGTCAATGAGATAACTCCTCTTACTGCTTCGGATGTTGCATCAGGACAAAGATACCTGGCTATGGCAGGTAATAAATTCGATGCTATTAAGGAAATGATTGGGCCAGCATCTAAGCTGGCTTCAATCTTTACAATGCCAGTGGGACAGAAAGGTGGTGTAGCTGACTTGATGACCAATATCATGTCAATGTACCAAATCCCAATGACAGAAGCCGCTAGAGTAACCGATGACTTATATACTGCAGTTACTAATGCAAATATATCTTTAACAGACTTAGCCCAGTCCATATCTTATGCAGGAGCAGATATGGCAACTGCTGGAGTAGACCTCCGGCAAACAGCTGCTGCTATTGGTGTATTGGGAGATATGGGTATACAGGGTTCTATGGCAGGTACCTCACTGGCTAATATGATTCGTTACCTACAACTCTCTCTTGTTAATCAAAAAAAGAAAGGCTATAACGCTTTAGCAGACTTGGGCTTAAGTCCCGATGAATTCTTCGATGCTCAAGGTAACCTTATAGACCTTTACACTATCTATCAGAAATTTGCCAAGGCGGCAGTAGACTTACCTTCACGGATAGAAACACCAACCTTCTTCAATATCTTTGGTGTTCGTGGTAATCGAGGCATGCTTCCAGTACTTAGAGATATTGCTTCTGGTAGAGATAAGATGGGTAAGATACTTGCAACCTATGACCAAAACATGGGGGCAGTAAATAGACTTAATGAAGAACGTCTTAAAACTGATGCGGGTGTTATCGACCAATTCGAATCAAGTATAGAGAACTTAACAGTTACTGCAGGTGCAGCTTTGGGTAGAATCTTTACTCCAGTACTAAACGTAGGTAACTCTATAATCAAGGTAATAAATTCTATAGCTGAGACTTGGGTAGGTAGCTTTGGCCTTAGAGTTGCGGCTACTGGAGTAGTAGTGGGTACTATAGTTGCAGGTTTCAATACTGTAAGAGGTATCATTAGGTCTGTTGGGTATTTACAGACTATTGCTACTGCTTCTACCGAGGGTATGTCTGCTGCTGCAATAAAAACCAATACCCAATTTGCCATTATGGAGGCTCACATGGTAAGCATGGTTAACCTTATGAGAACCATGGTTCAGCTTCAGATGATGTCAAGCGGTATTGGTATGAATTCTGCTGGTAGATTTTATAATACTAAGAATGGCAGATATGTTAAAACTCCTAATCCCGGAGTACCCTTAGCAACTACTATGGCTGGTAATTTAGCAGGTGGTGCTATGATGGGAGCAGGGGCCCAAGTTGGTAGTCAAGTGGCTAAGCAAGGTGCTATAAAGGGGCTGGCTTCCGTAGGAGGTAGGCTTTTGGGTCTACTTGGTGGACCTTGGGGATTAGCAATTACAATAGGTCTTCCATTATTAATCGAAGTTGGTAGCAGACTCATAGATTCAGTAGATAGGAATACTAATGCCCAAGATAAAGAGAAAGAAGACCCAACTACCATTAGAGCTCAGAATGAAGAAAGATTTATTAATGCTGTTAGGTTAGCTATTAAAGAAGGTATGAGAGATTCTCGTATCAATATCTCAGTAGATGGTCAAGCAGTTGGGGATTATGCTCCAGGTTCTCAACAGGATTTTACTGGAGCCGCATTTGTAATGGGAATATAAAACTAAAACACTATGGCTAGAGTATTAAATAAAGCAGCAGGTAAGATTGTTGAAAAGTACAATGACCTTACAAGAGATACAGCAGGTGTTCTTACTGGTCCCCTAAATAAATTATGGAGAGCTCGGATATTACTCAATCGAACTATCTCTACTCTTCCAAAGGATGATTCTCAAAAGGGTAAACTCTATAACCCAAATGGGGTAATTGGAGAAGCTCAAATATCATCTAAGAATCCAATCTTAAATAAACAACTCCAGGCTAAATGGAGAATGGAATTACAATTCCCAAGGTTAGAAGAAGGTGAAGGAGTAGACCCGGCAAAGGGGAATAAGAATACTACTAATTACAGAAACTTCGAGGCTAAAGCAGATGTTATATATCAGAATGAAGTAAGGATATATAACATGACTGTTAACCCTACTCAATATATTACCCTACAGAATAGACCTCCAGAGATAGACTTCCGAGGAGAAACTACCTGGGCAACCATTAAATCCATGGGTCGCAATGTACCAATGTATCATTTTACGGGTGCTGAGGACATCATTCAATTTAATATATCTTGGTACTGTAATGACCCAGAAAATCCCGAGGAGGTAATCAATAAATGTAGGTTATTAGAAGTATGGTCTAAGTCTAATGGTTACCAGGCTGCTCCTCCGATTGTTAAGATTGAGTGGGGGGATTCTGGTATATTTGATAACCACAATTATATCCTTACTTCAGCAACTTATACTCTGAAGAACTTTCAGAATGGTTATCGAATAAGGGTACCTGGAAAGCCAGCTACTTTTGGTAATGGTAGGTTATTACCTGCAGCAGCAACTCAAGAATTGATTTTCAAGAGAGTAAGTGCATATAACTTATCCTATGGAGACTTTATAAATTCTGATTCACTTAAAAAGACGGGAGGTATTAAATATGATTGATGTTAACCAATATCTAAAGGGAGCTAGCCCATATAATAATGCCTATGCTCTGAAGTATAACGATGGAGATTATTCCTTAGAGGCTAAACCTCCAATAGTACCAGAATCTCCCAACGATATTCAACATACTGTTAAAGATGGAGAAACCCTACAAAATATTGCTTTCAGGTATTATGGTGATTCGGGTAAGTGGTACATCATAGCTGAAGCTAATAAGATACTGAATCCTTTTAAGGAATTAGAAATGGGAACCTTAATAAGAATACCGACTTATGGCAGCTAAACAGAAACCCATATTATATAAGGGAATGGGCCAACCTTATTTGGCTCTTTTCAATTTTGGAGGTATGCCTATAATGAATCCTATTACAGGTATACCCCTTGGAGCGTATATAAGTACCTGGATTTATAGATATAATGAAGAAAAAGAAAACTTGGCTACCCTTACTTTCGATACGGGTAATCCTGATACTGTAGACATTGCCGAGATTCAAGAGAACCAAAACATTTGCCTTCAATGGGGATATATATACCCAGATGGTCAATTTATATCAGGACCCATAAAAATAATTAAAGTAAGGGAGTTCGAGGCAGTATTTGACTCTACAGGTACTCATGTAACTATTAAGTGCATTGACTCTTCAGGAGATTTAAGATATCAACCAGCTTATGTCCATTCGGACATGGAAGGTTATAAATTATCTACTTATTTAGACAATGGCTGTGGGAATGCTACTGGTGTAATCATAGAAATATTTCAGTAATGGAACAACAGATAATAAGTAATAAAGTATACGAGTCACTACAAGTACCTACAGAGAATACCCGTACTACTACTGGTAAAGTACTCTATGCTAACAAATACAGTGGTATAGCTGAAGTAGCTATGCCAGAAGATTTGAAAGCTTTAATTGATAGTGACTTTGGATTGGTGGGCAAGAATGTCTTAGTTCAATTAGAACAGAAGATGAAAGGGTACACTAATGGGCCATGGTATGTAGATTCAAGGGATGGCGTTATCTATATACATAATCGGAAATTCCATGAAGAACCGGTATGTACTTATACATATCAAGGAGAGAATGGGGAAGTACTTAGAGTATCTTTTGCTACTCAGAAAATAACTAAAAGGGTTAAAGCAGTATTAGCCCCATCCCTGGACCCTGATAGTAAAGACTTATCAGTATTATCGACTAATATAAACGAGCCAGAGGATAAACCTCCATTAGCTTTAAGACCCGTGGTGGCTCAGGTGGATAATACTATGGTGTCTAATTTTACTGGCAATGGATTTGAAGATTACAGAAGTCACCCCACTACACCAACTGAGGTAATAGATGCTTGGGATACTCAGCTTCAGTATAATATGGAAAAAACTGCCGAATACAAAAAGAGAGTAGAGGAATATGAAGCAGTTGGTCCAGTAGGTGCTTATGAAGCAGGTAAGCAAAGAAAATTTGATGAGATGTCTACCGAAGAAGTACGAGCCACCATTAATCAAGCAGCTAATGAGTTACCAGACGATAAGAAGAATGCTCTTAAACAAGTATTAAAGAATTCTAAGAATGGTAAAGAATTAGAGGCTAATCTTAAGAAGCTATTAGAGTACGAAAGATACCTTTTCGAAGATGAAGATGGCATGGAGTTTATGGTAGAAGAATACGTAGACCCGTTGGATTATGACCCGGAAGGTTATGCTTCTAAACAATCAGGAGCAGGAGTAGCTTCTGGTATTAATTTCCAAATGGGGGTACTACCTGCATCAGAACGAGGATTCAAAGCTTTAGATAAAGACCCCTATACCGAAGTACTATCCGGTATGGAAATCGATTATAATAAACATTATGGCCAAGGTCAATACGGTAAGAAGGTTAAGGTAAGGCATATGAAAAGGGTAAATCTTAAGGTACCTCTTTATAAACTTTATCATAACTTATTCAGTAGATATGGAGGTGCTGATAAATATGCTTGGGCAGCTAATGCTAATGCCAACGGTGGTTTAAAGCAAACTGAGAAAAGGTTAGTATGTCAACTCCAGGTAGTGGGTAGACCAATGCTAGCAACTTCTCAAGTAATACGTATAGATAATGTAGGGAAACGTTGGTCAGGGCTCTGGTATATAAAACAATGTACTCATTCTATGGACGCTGGTCAAGGGTATATAACCAATATGGAATTAGTAAAGAACAATTCCAAGTCTGGCTCTGTAACTTCTAAGACTGACCTATCTACTCAAAACATTGTAGCCAATGATGCTAAAGCTAATGCTAAAACTACAAAGGGGCAAGATAAAAAAGCCCTGAGTACTTCTCAGAATCTTAATCTTAACTTTACTTATAATGAGAAGGTATATTACAATGAGCATTTCTTGAATGATAAGGGGGACATAATTGATATCAAGGGTCAAGCTGAGTTCATTCGAAAGAAGGCTTATTATACCGAAGTAAATGCCGATAATCCTCAAGCCTTAGCAGAAGGTATAGTATTATCTACAGGTAATACAGTTACCTCTAAGGGCAAGTTAATTCCTGGTAAGATATCAGTTAAACAAATCCAAGTGCCTGAAGATTATGGGGTTAAGTTTAATTATATGGCCATAGCTAATCGAGTATACCGAGACATAGCTAAAAGGCATAAGCGAATAGCAAGTCAAATCTATGTAGAAAAATAAGGATATGAGTTACGAAACAGCAAAGATAATAACCGACGAAGGCTTAGAGGGTCTTGGTCGGTATTACTCTGTTTATCGAGGCATTGTTATTGATAATGACGATGTAGAGAAACATATGAACAGAGTAAAGGTATGTGTTCCAGAGGTAATGGGAGGAGTATTTGCTTGGGCATATCCTAAAGGACAACATGGCTCAATTAGTTCTGGTTTCAAATTCTTAGCTCCTAAAGTGGGGGATACAGTATTCGTTACTTTTGAATTTGGGGACCCAACTAAACCTCTCTGGGAATACCATGGCTGGGGAATGAGTCAAATACCCCAACCTCTGGATGGCCCCAATAAAATGGGGATAGTTACTCCTGAAGGAAACTTAATAGTAATAGATGATGATAACGGGGAACTTAATTTACATTTCAATGGACCTGTAAATGTTCGTTCGGAGAAAGAAATAGTAATAAATGCCGATGGGGATATAAATGTATCATCTGGTGATTCAGTGATACTTAATACTGGAGAAAATGGTGGAGTAATCAATATTTTTCAATTAACCGAAAAATTAAATCAAACCATCAAAGAACTAGAACAACTTCGTAGTATGTTCAATTCTCATGTACACTCAGGTGTAACTACTGGACCAGGTTCTTCGGGTCCAACTTTAACTCAAGTAATTAAACCTTTCTCACAATTCGTTGTAGACGATTATGAGGATAAAACCTGCATACACTAATGGAAAAGAATTACTTTACAGACTTAGTTGGTATAGGTGTAACTTACCCTATCCAACTTACAACCAATGAAAATGGTGAAAGAGGTTGGTACCCAGTAAATGGGGATTTTAAACTTATCAGGGATAATATAAGTTCGATATTATATTATATGATAGGCCAGAGATTTCGACAGGAAAACTTTGGTAGTAAACTATGGCAATGTATTGAGGAACCAAACTCACAAGCCCTAAGTTTTATAATTAAAGAGTTTTTAAAACAAGCCATAGGTGCATGGGAACAGAGAATAACCTTCCAAAATATCACAGTTACTAGAGTTGATGCAAAAATACACATAGAAGTAGCTTATGTAATAAATGGAACAAATTCTAGTCAGTACCTCGATATCACCTATGATAAGTCAGATAATTCATTAAATACACAATAATATGGGAATCACAAATAAATGGCTTAACCCATACCAGAGGTCTTATCAACAGATTAAGGCCAAGCTGGTTGAATCCCTTATGGGGCTCAAGGATCCTCAAGGTCAGAAACTCATAACGGATTATTCGGAGGGGAATATCTTAATTATCATCCTCTCATTGTTTGCGGCAATTGCCGAAGTACTTCACTATTATGTAGATAATATGGCAAGAGAAACCTTCCTATCTACTGCAAGAAGGTATGATTCGGTAGTTAAACATGGAGCTCTGGTAGATTATCATGCTCGAGCAGCGATTGCTGCTACAGTAGATGTAATCTTATCCAGAAGTATTACTGGTAATTCCATTGGAGCTAAATTAACCATACCTCAAGGAACTCTATTTACGGATTCCAGTGGTAACTCTTGGTTATCTGCTAGAGATGTAACTTGGTATTCAAATGTAACCACATGTAAAGTACCTATAATTCAACATGAGAAATATACTGCAAGTGCTCTTAATAATATGCTAATACCTACTGGAGACAGGGTAATAGTTCACCTTGGTACATTGCCTAATGGTAAGTACTATGAACAGGGCTCTATGTCTTTACAGATAGGTGGAGAAACTTGGGTATTGGTAGATACCTTTGCAAAATCAAAGCCAACGGATAAACACTTTATGGTTTCAGTAGATGAAGCTCTTAACCCTTACATAATGTTTGGGGATGGAACTTTCGGTAAGAAACCTGCAGCAGGTGCAAAGATAACCAATGTAGTATTCTATTTAACCAATGGTTCTCAGGGTAACGTAAAGAGTAATACTATTACATCCGTACCCTCAATCATTTCTTCTTCAATCACTGATGCTACTGTAAGTAATGCTTATGATGCTGGAGGAGGTTCAAACTATGAGAACTTTACAATGCTCAAGGAACATATACCTTTGAGTGTAAAGACTCTGGGAGTAGCCATTACTAAGGAGGACTTTGAAAGCTTAGCTATGTTAGTAGATGGTGTAAACAAGGCTAAAGCCGATTATGAATGCGGTAGAAAGCTTACAGTATACATTAGCCCCGATGGTGGAGCTGTTGCATCTTCTGAATTAATAAATAGGGTATACAACCTATTATCTCAAAGGGCACCTATGACTACTTGGTTAAAGGTTAAATCTGCAGGCAAAGTTCAGATTATTCTAGAGATGGAAGTTACTGGTAAGAAGTCCTATAAGACTCCCGAGATACAAACTCAAATTCTTACGGCATTATATAATGCCTATTCTTCGGAGCAAGCTCAGATAGGGGGAAGCGTAAGAATATCTGATATCTATGCCCTGATAGATAATTTATCAACCGTAGACTACCTTCATCTTACTAAGTTCTACATTAAACCCTGGCCTACTACCATTTATGGTAATAAAGAATTGAATCTTGGTCAGTTTAAGTTGAATAAGGCCACTGGTTCTATGACTTATTACATTACCTTCAATTCATCTACTACATTTACAGTACGTTCTGTATCTAATGGGTATATGGCTACTGGTACTGTAGGTAATTCTATACAGGTAATAGATAAGGCTAATGGCTTTGACTTCTCTTTGGATATTCAGAACAATAGTTATCAGTCTGGTTACCGATATTCTATTACGGTATCAGAACCTAATCATGACTATGAAGACCCTGGCTTTAATTTACCAGTATTTGAAAACGCTTCACAATTGACTTTAACCGTAAACGAAATCGTATAATGATAAACCTCAAAAATCTAATCGACTTTTTGCCATTTGAGTATAAAGCTCAAGATACTTATAAGGTAAATGGCAAAGGCATCTTAGAGAGGTTTCTAGAAATTTGTGGAGAGCATTTTGAAGATTACATTACAAAGGATATTGAGAATATATTAGACATTATCGATATAGATAAAGCTCCAGATATGTATCTCAATTTCCTTTGGCAATTCCTTGGAGAAATGCCCTTTGCTTATGGGAACACTATAGATGCACAGAAATGGACAGAGTACTTTAATGGGTTCTACTCTGATGATAAACTTCAAGAGCTATCTAAGCTTTGGATAATACCAAAGGAGGGACCCTTTACATTGACTAGTACTCAAGTAAGAAACATACTGAAGTATTCAGTATCTCTTTTCAAGATAAGGGGTACTTCTGAATTCTTCGAAATAATGATGAGACTGTATGGGTTAACCTGTGTAGTATCTGACCCATCAAAATCGGATAGCTATGATGGTTGGATAAAAGGCCATCCATATTTCGACCAGTATTACCAGTATGACGATAGGTATACTTTCGATAATACCTTCAATTGTTCTCAATGTATACCAGTAACTTTTAGACTTACTGGTCATGGATATACTTCCAATTCTGATGCTTTTAAAAAATTCCGGGAAGCTGTAGAAAGTTTCTTTACCAGATTTATACCTTACCATGTATCTTTCAATATAGATTATGGTTTTACGATAAATGATGGATATTCTATTAAAGCAGAATTAGTAAACCCAGACCAACCCAATCTTATTACTTCAGAAGTAAACGAGGTACTAGTAAGAGTAACCGTAACTTCCGATTGGCACAATGCAGATTTAAGGTACCAAATTTCAAGTGATAAAGTTAATTGGGGTTATACTAAACATGAGAGTGGCTCAGTATTTAGTATACCAAGGGCAGGTACTTATTATTTTAGAAGTGTTGGAGATAACTCTAAAATAACTCAGATTACTGTACAACAAGAAACATATAATCGTTCATACTTTATTTCATGTGAACCTCTAACCGATAGGATAACTCCGAATAAGTTAAAAGTTAGTACCGTAGTAAGAGCTAGAGTAACTTATAAGGGTACACAAAAACTTTGCAATGTACGGTTGGTTGGTACTGACCAAGTAAAAATTTCAGGTTTTACTTGGGAGTTTGATAAGCCAGGTACCTATGTATTTGAAATTGTAGAATTCCCCGTAAAGCAAACTTCTTTTGTTGTAACTCAAGAAGAGATTACCTATAAGGTAATGTGTACACCCTCAGAGTTTAGGGTTGGAGATAGGCAATCTATTAAGGATGCAGTTACTACTCTTACCATAACCTCTAATTATCCAAATTCATTCACTGGAGACCTATATTGTAAGTTAATCGATGATACTAAAATCTTTAAGAATGGAGATAAGTTTGCAGCTAGTAGTTATGGTACCTATAAATTCAAGTGTACTCTGGATAAAAGGGAAACCGATGAAGGTGTAGGTATCTTTGAAGTTGCTTTTGGTAAAACTGCAATCTATCGAATTAGTATTAACCCAACTACCTCTACTCTATATGATGGCTCCGCCAAAACTACAGTAAAGATACAACGTATCTCGGGTAATGGGGATGACTATCGAGTAAGAGTAGTAGAAACAGGAGAAACTTTTGATGCTAGACAAGGCTATGTATATACTACCCATAAAGCTGGTACTTATACTTTCCAATCAGTAGCTTACCCTACTGCTAAGTCTCTTTGGGTAGTTAAGAATGTTCCAGTAGTGTACCAGAATAAACTAAATATAGTTCCTTCGGATATTACCGATAAAAATTGGAAAGAGCCAGATTGGTCATTACCCGAGGAACAAATAGATAGTACTTATGCAGTATATGGGCTAGTTGATGAAACCTCTGCTTGTAGATTCCATCTAGAAGAAATGAAAGATGGTATGAATGTAAGTGGTACTGTAGTTTGTGAAGAAACCGATGAGATATATAATTTGGGGGATGAGATAACTCTTACTAAAGCCGGTACTTATAATTTCGTTGCTAATGATGGTTCTTCTCTAAGGTGTCAGGTAATCCTTGAGGATTATCCTACCATAGTAGAATTAACTATTGACCCAGAGTATGCTGAATTAAAAGGTTCAATAAAACAAGTATCTTGTATAATCAAATGTGTTTCAAATAAACCAGACTTTGATAGTAGGGTTCGTCAAGTTGGTAAGCCTAATACATTTGATGCAGGTGGGGTTGGTTATGAATTTACTACAGCAACTGCTGGAGAGTATGATTTTGAATTGGTTGCTGATACCTCTATAAGAGCTAAGTTTACTGTAGTAGATGCTGACCTTTTAAGTGTTAATCCCCGAAAGTTGGAATGGGCTCATGATGATACTTCCGAGAAGACATTTACCATTACCACTTATAGTAATCAACCTTGGACAATCGAAGAAGTATGATAAAGAGCACAATAGATAATGTAACAGAGACTACTACCAAGTCTCTGTTCAAAACCTCAATGGTGGGTTTATTTGGAGAATGTATACAAATCCTATATGACCTTAGGTGGATGATATTACTAGCAGTTATTCTAATCCTATCAGATTTATGGTTTGGTATATCTGCGAGTAGAGTACAAGGTATAGCTATTCGGAAATCTAGAGCAGGTAGAAGAACTTTAAATAAGTTAGTAGATTACATATGTTATATCCTACTTGGGGCAGTAATTGGGAAAGCCATTGGGGAACCCTATGGAGTAGACCCAATGGTTGTATCTATTACAGTAATGATATTATGTTATTGCTTTGAGATAGATAGTATCTATGGGCATATATGTGAAATACATGGTATTAAGAAACAGTATAGTATCTGGAAGATAATCTTTAAGTTATTTACCTTTAAGTTTAGTGAACTTGGAGAAGCTTTCAGAGATATGGCAGAACAGAAAAATAACTTTAAAAATACGAAGAACAATGAAAACGTACTTTAAGTATGAAGGTATAATCAAATCAAAGGAAGCAGCAGAGGCAATTGCCGCTCCTTCTGGTTTGGGACCATTCTGTGGATTTGGCTCAGCCTCCATAAATGGTAATAGATTAGTAGTATCTCCTCAGGGAGTTTCCGGTAGTAAGTATGCTAACATAATCAAGGATAGGATTATGGCAAGGTACATGGCTAAAGCTTCTGAGGATGGGGAATTACCCGATATAAACTTCGGATGTATTTCAAGAGATGGTTATGTATTTATCTCTGATGAGCAAACCCTTACTATTGAAAACATTCAGGGTACCCAGGGTTCTACAGAAGAGGTATTATTGTTTGCAGTGCATACCATGATATCCGAACCGGTAGATAACCCGGTAGATTTCGTAGCCTATTGGAATGAATCATCCGAAAGCTTCTATGACCTATTTAAGAAGTCTACGGATATTTATTACCCAATACCCGAAGAGAATCGTAATCCAAATGTACTTACTAATGACTCCTATTCCGATTATAATATGACGTTTAGCAATCTTCTAGAAATGGTAGAGACTGCTTGCCCATATTATTCTAATAATAAAAATTCGGTTGTTCTTATAGGAATCTACGGAAAGGGTACCGATGCTATGACCAAGAGAAATGAAAATTTCTCAATTGTTCCATATCAAGGTAAATTCCAAGAGATCCCTTATACTACTGCTACTCACAGTATGATGAAGGAATCCCTCAAGAGAACTGAACAGAACAATAGTGGATTTCCAGTAGTTGATGAATCTGGTAACAAGCTGAACATCAAACAATATATCGATGCTCAATTAGAGGCTCTTAGGAAAGAGTTTGCTGGTTCCCTAAGTACTGCAAATCTCCCGATAGGTTCAATTATACTTTGGGAATCCGATGTAATACCGGAAGGTTGGGCAGAATATACAAAAGCTTCTGGTAGGATAGTTATCGGTTATCAAGCTGGAGGTATTCAAATTGGAGATGAGGTGATGTTACAAAATGTTGGTGATTATTATACTCCTTCTAATGGGAACTTCATAATCAATATTAAGGGAGACGATTTACCTAAACACAGACATGCTCTTGGTGTATCAAATGGGCAACAGGATGATGCTAATAATTGGCAAAATGTTCGTCCTCAATCTTTCCAAAATAGAGAGACTAGTTTAAATGGAGACCATGGTAGAGGAACTCCCACTAAGGGTATTCAAAATGGTGCTATCGTAGTAAGTTGGAACTTATTAGGTGAATCATATCTGAATGAAACTTCAGTAGAGACTTTGACTATTGAAAAATTGCCACCGACTATTACATTACGATATATACAAAAGATATCATCATAAAGTTGTTATTAGTTATTTAGTAGTATTAAAACTCATGTGTATTATTTGTATTGTTTAAGAGTAAACATTGTTTTTGTTTTGCATAGTTAAAAACACTCATTTGGGAAAGGGACGTTGGGAAACGCCCCTTTTCTTTTGTGTTAATACTTAAGTTCTTCTTTAGCTCGGTCTTCCCAATATTGTATATCTTGTCTAAGCTCTGAGATATATCTCATAGATTCGTTAGTCTTAGGCATTTCAAAAAATTCGATAAGCATTATATTAGTTATCCGAGTACTATTTTCAAGCCTTTCCTTGATAAAAGGTGGAGGAGTAATTAATACTTCAAATAAAAGATAGGCATCTGGAGAAAGTTTATCTTTCATATAAGTATACATCATATCAAGCATTTCTGATTTAGCTTTCTCTTCTTCACTATCATCTTCTAGTTCTTTGTCATTATCGAATAAATCATCCAGTTTAAAGAGGCTTTGATTATACTCTGCTTGTTCTCCGTATGCAGAACGAAGCAATTTATTCTTAAATGTACTCAAGGAAGCAAGAATCCTTGCTTTGAGATGTTCTTCAGTACATTCACCATAGTATTTATTAAAAACAAATAACATTTTGTCCCAGAAATAAGATTGGATAATATCCGGTGTAAGATTAAACCGTTTATAATCAATCTGTCTGGTAAGGTTTCTAATTACTGGCTTACAGACTTTATAAAGTCTATTGAAAGTAGCTTCATCATATTCTTGCATAGGTTTTAATCGATGAAGCTCTGAGCCATTATTTCCTTTACTTTTTCCCATGTTTTTAAATATTCGTTATGCAAATATAAGTATTTTTTCTTATATAAAATAATAATATTAAATATTCGGGAGCTTAAGGTAGTGGATTAGTAGTTTCTAGATAGATGTCAACATACTTAGAACTATCTCGGTACTATCAAAATCTATTAGTTTATATAATATTGCAATATAGATATGAAGAAGTTTAAAAACCAAGTTAAATTTAGTTTCACACCAGATTTCCAATTAGAGATACTCCGGTTTGTTTTAAGAGATAAGGAAGGAGGTTTAGTTCTAAAAAGGATTAAATCTAATTACCTGGTCCTTATAGAGCATGCTCTTATATTCGAGGGCATTGCTAAGTATTTTAAAAAGCAAGGTAAGATGCCTTCAGAGAATATTCTAAAGCAAGTAATAAAAGAATTGCTAGAATCCAAAACATACGTTGATTTGGTAACGAAGGATGATATACCCAATATAGAAAAAATAATAAGCAATCTGTATCATATACCCTTATCGGATTCTGATTATATCAAAGAAAGGATATATCAGTTCTCTACTTATGTTGAGATGAAGAACTTAAATGATTCCTTCGATTTGGATAACTTCGAACAATACGAAGAATATTCAAGGAAGATTGAAAAGGTACTTCAGAAAAGTAAACCTAAGAAAGAGGATGAACCTTTATATATGATTCGGGATATTACAGAGAGACAGTTTAGAAGACAATCAGAACCTTCAGTTATACCTTGCCCATTTAGGCAGTTGAATGAACTAACTAATGCCGGAGGTTATCCAGAACATTCGGTTAATGTGATATTGGATAAACCCAAGGCAAAGAAAACATTCTTTATGGTAAACCTTGCAAGAGGTTATCTTAGAATGAAGAAGTCTGTATTATATATTGATACAGAAAATGGTCAAGAACAAATCATGGACCGTTTCATTCAATCCAGTATCAATAAAACTAAGAAGGAATTATACTCGGGTGAATATGATAAACTTGAGGCAAAGCATTTAAGGAAACTTGCAAGGTTTGGAGTTGAATTAGTAGTTGAGCGTGTACCAGCAATGATTACTAATGCCACTTATATAAGGGAAAAGATAATTCAATTCCGTAATCAAGGAATCGATATTAAAGTTCTTATGGTCGATTATGCAGGTAAGCTTGCATCAATAGCTGGAGATAGGGAGGATTTCGAAAGAATATCGAATGTATATGTAGACCTTCAGAACTTGGCAGAAGAATTACATTTAGATATTATATGGACTGCTCATCATATTACTCGTGAAGGTAAAAAGCATAGGCTTACTCGATACGATGAAAATGATATCTCTGGTTCAATTGCAATTGTTCGTAATGCCCAGGTTATCATGGGTCTTAACTCTACCGAGCAAGAAGAGAAAGATAATATTCTTCGAGCTGAGATAGTAGTACAAAGGGATGGTCTTCCTTCCGGTAGGGCATTATTCAAATGCGATGTCGAAAGGCAAAGATGTACGGAATTTACAAGGGAACAACGTAAACAATATGATGAAGTGTATGGTAGTAAATTGGATGAACAATTTAAAAAGAATACTAACCCGGATGCGGATTCTAAGAAAAGGGAAAGAACTACTGGAGACATTTAGATGCAAGTTGGGTTATCATGAATGGGTAGCTGTTCATTGGACCCGATATAAACAGAGACCTCGTAAGGCAATCTTTTCTAAGAAAGGAGGGAGAAGAAAAGCCCAGTATTATGAGAAACATTATACAGAGTATTATTGTAATATATGCGGAAAGAAGAGATATGAAAATAACAAACCAGTTTAAATCTAGACTAAGGACATACTTTATTAAACGATTGGGAGCATTCGATTATAAGCACGGATGGTTACGCATTCCCACTTGCCCATATTGCGGGAGAGAACAGAAGTTGGGAGTTAACCTTTCTATGTATAGAACCAATTGTTTTAGATGTAATGCCCATCCTTCTCCTGCTCAACTAATAATGGACATAGAAGGATTTACTGAGTACCATGAACTAATTAATTTTTTGAACAATGGACAATTTGATGAACTACAGTTTAAGGAAGAGAAAATCGAACTTGCCGAAAGTAAGCCCGTATATCTCCCAGATGGATTTAGAAATATTTCGCTCGGAGACAGCCAACTTGCAAAAAGCATTCGTGGATATATCAAGAAACGCGGCTTTAACCTCGAGAAGTTTTCAAGATGTGGTATCGGATATGGAACAATGGGTACGACATATGGGTACCTTATCATCCCGTTTTATTATCGAGGACAACTTAGGTATTACAATGCTCGAAATGTTATCGGCAAAGGACCCCGGTATAATAACCCAGACAAAGACATCACCGGTTTGGGAAAACAGTTTATCATCTTTAATCATGATGCGTTGGAGATGTATCGGTCGGTATTCATTTGCGAAGGAGCACTTAATGCTCTCACAATTGGGGATAGAGCAATTGCCACAATGGGCAAAGCTATTAGTCAGTACCAAGTCAATGAACTACTTAAATCCCAATGCCAAAGATATATTATCCTTTTAGACCCCGATGCCAGGTCTTATGCTGTTAATCTCGCACTTAAATTAGTAGCTTATAAAAAAGTCAAGGTAGTATTTCTTCCAGAGGGTTTTGATGTAAATGATTTGGGGAAGAAACAAACACTTAAGCTAGTATATGCTACTCGGTATCAAAGTTATCAAGAATTGATATCAATCAGAAACTCATTGAAATAGGGAGTTCCTATTATATTATAAAATAATATATTTATGCGTGAACCATCTATCCATATAACTAAGTCTCAGTTTGAGGAAATATTAAATACCCTAGAGGTAGATAACTTCCCAGTTGAGGCTTTTTTTGTTATTGCTCGAAAGGAGGCAATAAATCATAGAGCAGTCTTAGTTTCTAATAATAAGAATACTAAGCGAGTTAATAACATTTTACTAGCATCTAAGGGGGATGCTGCCCTTGTTGCTGATATTTTATATGCAACTCGTATAAAGTTAAAGCATAGGGGAGTTCGTAAAATAAATGAAAGTAATTCTCGAGAATGGGCAAATTGTAAAAAGCTTGCAGAGATATGTAATACCTTCTGTGAAGATTTTAAATTTGATACTCGTGAAGGTTTTATCAAGTATATAGAGACTGGATTAAAAAGGATGACTGATTATCGTAATGTTATGCAAAGGTTATTATCTATGCAAGAAAACATCACTAATCAAGTAGATGCTGAGATAGAGTTACAAAATTCAGATTTAAAACTTACCAAAGAGATACATGATTACTTTATAGGTAAGATTGCTAAAGCAACTGGTATATATGAATCTTATGAAAATCAACCAGAGAAGTATGTACACTTTGCAAAGGTTGGTGATTTCTTAAAAGAAGAAGGTTGGGATTATAAGACCTTCATCGATGCTCAGTTTGAATCTCTTGCATGGTGTAATGGTTTACCAGACATTGCACAGATGTATACTGATAAAGCAATTGAAAGATACAATAAGTATTTATATAAGAATAAGAATAAACAACTACTCGAAGATGAACCAATAGTAGAGGGAAGTCTTTGGGATAAAATCAAAGAGTAATATGAAAGGCTTACAATTTTTAGGAAACAGAGTGGAGGATGCAGCTAATGCTTTTATTGATGTCCTCAAGTATTCAGACCAGTCAGTAGATTATCCGGATTTTAAGGATATTGAACCTTGGCCTGATGAGATAGTTAATATGTTTTATGTAATTTGGAAGAACGCCAAATTCTCAGAACTAAGTGCAATCATTATGTATACTCAGCAGTCAACTAGATTTAAAGAGATTTCGGAATTGATGTTGGGTATTGGATTAGTAGAAATGAGACATTTTGATAAGATATCAGATTTCATACAATTGGCAGACCCCTATGAAGATTACTCTGTAATCAACATTAATCCTACAATTGAAATAGGTCCTACTTGGGAACAAGCTTTGAAGATTGCCTGGGATTCCGAGATAGAAACTATTGGTCACTACAAGAAAATCCAAAGAGCAATTGCTCAATACGAGGAACGTCCAGATTACGATGATGTGAATTATTTCCTTGAGAAATTGATTGCCGATGAGGAACATCATATCAAACTTCTCAAGGAAGCAATGGGTATGGATAAATCTACTAAGGGTGTAACTGTAATTATCAAATGAGTAAGCTAATTATTCAGAATGGAAATATGTGTGAACTTGACTTACCTCTTAAGTTCGCACAGAAACTTTATAATGAGTTTGCCATTCGACATCCAAATGCTTTCTACTTACGTACAAGGCAAAGAGGTATGCAGAATTGGGATGGTAAAATTCACTACATTACCAAGACTGGGCAATTTAAAATAGGTTTACTTCCTAAGGTATACGATATGTGTATTGAAATGGGGATTAAACCTAAAGTTGTAGATATGAGACAACCCTTACCTAAAGTCAGTAAAGTAGTTACGAATATAGGTAAATATAAATTAAGACCCGAGCAAGAGAAAGCAGTTAAGTCTGTGATTAATAATCGAGTAGGTGATACACCTTTCCATATTGGTGTATTAGATTACACGGTTAATGCCGGTAAAACTCTTATCATGTCGTCTTTATATTTAACCTATAAGAAGCAGTTAAAGACTTTGCTAATAACTAATGACTCAGATTGGTTAAATCAAGCTAGAGAAGAATTTAAGCAATATCTTCCGGGAGAAGATATCACTTTTGTTCAAGGCAAGGTTTTAAACTGGAGTAACTTTACTATAGGTATGGTTCAATCCATCTCAAGGAATATGAGGTTCTATCAAAAGGAATTATCTCAAATAGATATGGTACTTGTGGATGAGGCTGACCAGGGAGGTAGTAAGCAATATCAGAATGTAATCACTAGATTGTTTAATACCCGAATTCGTATAGGATTATCCGGTACCATTTATATGAGTAAACTTGCTAAGGATAAGGTCAAGAACATGAACCTAGAATGTTTCTTTGGTAAAGTGATTGCTGAGTTTAAACTTAAGGATTCCATCAAGAAGGGTTACTCAACTAAAACTATCGTAAAGATGGTACCCGGTAAACCTTGGTATGGTAATTGGGAATCTGATTGTATATCCTATAAGGAGATATATGATGATTCTATTACCGAAAATAATACCGCGTGGACCATGGCTTATAATCGATTACGATGGAATATTAATCAAGGTAGATATCCTGCTCTTGTAGTATGCAAGCATATTGCACATTGTGAAAATCTATATAAGTTCTTTAAAAAGAAACTGGGCGATGCCTATAATATTGCCTACGTGCATGTTAATACTCCCTCTAAGTTAAGACAACAAATAATGAGGGATTTTAGGGAAGGCAAAATAGATATCCTGGTATCAACTACAATCATTGCTCGAGGTAAAAACTTTCCTAAGCTTAGGTATTTACTTAATGCAGCAAGCATGGATAGTCAGGAAAAATCTATTCAGTTTCTTGGTCGTTTGGTAAGAACCGATAAATCGAAAAAGAAAGTATATCTGGATGACCTTCATTATCCTGGCCCTTATTTAGATAGGCATGGTAAGCATAGGAAGCAATATTATCAGAGACAAGAATTGAAAGTAATATTGTTAGATAAGCTATGGAAGAAACATCCTAACCATAGCCTTATTAAGAGTTAACTAGAAGTACTATGAGTATTTACTTTTTCTCCGTAGGAGGAAAAGAAGATTACAACTAATAAGCATATAGGCATTATGAATAATGATAAACTAATATGTATCAGAGATGAAGATGATACTAAACTAACTACTCTCTTATCAGAGGGTTGGAGGATAATTCAAATCTCTGCTGCTGGCATTTATTGCTGGGTACTCTTAAGGAAACCCAATAACACTAAAAAGAAAATCAAAGGCTTTCAGTGATGGAGAAATATATTTTAATTACAGCGGTTGTTATTATGATAATAATACTCGCTTTAGACCTCATACTTTCTAAGGATGGCTATCAATGCCATTCCTGTAAGAAACGTTTTCATAAAAGGGATTTGGAAATCAAGGGATGGCATTTCAAGGAATGGGTATGTCCCAATTGTAAACACATTAATTACACTTATGATGAAGAAGATTAGAGAATGGTTTAAGTCTCTTGTTGTTGGGGAGGTACGTAATCCTAAACATGTATTCAACTGTAGAGATTTGATATGGATATCAAACTTGGAAACTTCTCAAAATACTCCCGAATGCTTTACTCATTATTTCTATCTGTACTGGAGTAATGGTATGGTAGTCAAAGTATGTCAAGAGAGCCATGATAGAAATTCATACCAAGAATTATATAAACTCAGGGAACTATTTATAAATAACATGGGTTATTCCTATGTTCCGATAGAAGATAACAGTGAGATATACATTTATTATAAACGTAAAAAGGATATATAATGGCTAAGAAAAAGAAACAACTTCCTGATTTATCAAAACATGATGTACTTACACCAATAGATGTTAGTCAATTGGGTACTAACGGAGATCCATGCTTTGGTATTGGATATGATTTATCAACCAAAGAATGTAAACTATGCGGAGACTCAGAACTATGTGCATTCAAGATGTCACAGAACTTGAACATTACAAGGAAAGAATTAGAACAGAAGAATCAATACAAAGATTTGGATGTATTAGAAGACACGGTTGGTATCAAGAAATACATCCGAGGCTTGATTCGGAAAGGGAAAGACAGAAAAGAAATTATTACCAAAACAGTTGAGAAATTCGAAGTACCTAAGAAACGTATTAGAGAACTTTATAAAGAATGCAATGAGAAAAATTGACATGATATGGGCTATGTTTAAAGTATACTTTAACAACCCCAATTATTTAGTAAAGCAAAGCGGTATACTTGCTAGTTTGTGTATGGAAGGTTCTACTGATGTATTAAGAATGTGTAATTCATTGGGAGTACATGTTTCCAGACCTGAGAAATTAACCTTTGGACAACTTTTACATAAATGTAATATATTATGAACAGATTCAGATTTATCAAAGTAAGGGAGGTAATATCTCCAAACAGAGCAAACCCCAATGATGCTGGGTTAGATTTTTATGTACCAACTGATTTATACCCAGAGCATATTCATTCTAAAAATGAATTCGACTCCGAAGGTTATGATTTAGATGTTCCTTTTGGTGAAGCCTTTGTAAGGCATATAGCTTTACAACCTGGGCATAGGATACTTATCCCATCGGGTATCAAAGGTTTGCTAGAACCTCCTGCATCTATGTTAATGGCAGCAAACAAATCTGGTATAGCTACTAAGAAAGGATTAATCTTTACTGCCGAGATAGTGGATTCTCCCTATGTTGGAGAGATACACATTGGAGTATACAACACTTCTCAAGAAGCCCAGGTTATTGAAGCTGGCCAGAAGCTGGTACAATTTATTCATGTACCTATCTATATTACTGAACCAGAAGAGATTCAACAAGAGGAATTTTATACTGAGTCTCAAATGTGGGGAAGTAGAGGAGATAAGGGATTTGGTTCATCTCAAAACATAAAATAGTGGAAGATAATATATTAGGATTCCCAGGATATCATATTACTCGGGAGGGTAAGCTTTATAATAAGGGACATCCCGTAAAGACTTTCTTCCATAAAGGATACGAACGTACTAAACTTAGAAATAATAAGGTATCTAAGAATGTAAAAATACATAGATTAGTAGCAGAAGCCTATATACCTAATCCGAATAATTTACCAGTAGTAATGCACTTAGATGACAACCCTTTGAATAATCGTTTAGAGAACCTTAAATGGGGTACTCAAAAAGATAATGTATATGATGCCATTAATAAGGGTAGGTTGAAATTAAAAGGTATAAATAATCCTATGTATGGAGTAAGTAGAAGAGGTCTATTTGCTCCTCATACTTCATTAACAGTACGTAGTATTCGAAGATTAGAGAGATTGAAATTAAAAGGTAATACTAACAAGTACATAGCTAAAAGGTTGAAGGTTAGTAATGCTACTGTTGGTAATTATCTTAATGGTAAACATTATAAAAGTTAACATTTTGGATATAAGAAATATAAGTGAACCAGTACCTAAAGTAGAAACTAATGGGGTACTATTAAAGATGTATGAATTGGGGTTAGAACAATTGCAGGGATATAGGCAAATAGAGCAGTTACCTGATTATCCATTTGATATCAATAATGCAAAGAACCAGGTAATACTCAAAGACTTTATAGGAAGAGTAATAGAAGAACTCACCGAGGGGTTTGAATCTACCGAAGAAGTATTTGAATTATGTCAGAAGAATGGTTGGAATATCGAGATGTTCAATGAAAACGAATATCAATCCCTATTGAATTCTCTTGCTAATGCAAATGAAGAACAAGCAGATGCTTTAGGCTTTTTCTTTACTCTTCTAGTATATTCAAATATACTTCCTGAAGATATTCTTAGCTATAATAAGGCAAAGAACTTATTTGATGTGATGGCTATGGGTGTTAAAGAGTTAGTGGTAAAATATTCCGACTACCAGAATTTATTGAAATTCGATATTATTTGTGAAGAGGATTTTTTTGATGAAGATGGTAAATGGGAACAAATCATCTCTTACATCCCCGGTTTTCATAAGATGAATGCATTATCACATGAGGCAGAGAAGTTATACTTATGGGAAGTGATATATGAATTGAACAAGGCAAGGAATTTCCTTAAGTCTAGACCTTGGAAACAAACCCAAGTAATGACTAAAGAGATAGACTTCCAGGAATCACTGGTAAAAGCTTTCTACCTATATATGGGATTCCTTGCATTGAATGGGTTCACAGACCAAGGGTTATTCAGTTTATTCTTTAAAAAACAACGTCTCAATTTATGGAGACAAAATACTAATTACTAGCATGTCTGGATGGAATCATAAGCTAGAGGGACTTCAACTTAATCCGGAGGAGTCCCTCCATTCGTTAGAATTTGCTACTTCACAAGAGGCATGGGAAAAACTCAATGAGGGATTCCTAAGATTAGAGCCTGCTTTATTTGCAAAGGGGGCTATTGCCAATAGTGGGGTAGCTGTAGTGTATAATGTATTTATAAAGATACGAAAAGCATGGGTAGACCCAGAATTTGATTATGGTAGATGTTTCAATTACAAAGAAACTAAGTGGACTAGCTTATTGAATAACTACATAGATTTTAATAAGCTTGACTTATTACGTAGTAAGCTGAGAGTACTAAGAAACAAGTACAATCAGAATTACAATATAACCTATATGTTTAACAATCATCATGATAATGGTAAACAATGTCTGATAGCTGCTACATTCTCAAAACGGTTTGGGGAAGATATACCGGTAATAACTATGGTAATACGAGCTTCCGAGATTACGAAGAGACTAATCTTCGATTTCCTCTTAATCCAGCGTATGTCAGAATACGTATACGGACCGGATCAGTCAGTACAAATCAACCTATTTGCGACTCAAATGTACGGAAATGTGGAGACACTTCTAATGTATCATACCCATAAACCTTTGAAGAAGGTACTTAAGGGGGCAGAAGAGAATTCATGGAATAAGAGAATAAAAGAGATATGGAAAAAATTCCAAAAGGGTACAGAGAAGGAATTCTCTTCATTCAAGGTATTCTTTAGAAGTTTTAAAGTACTCAGACCAGATTTATATGAGGAAACATATAAATCAATGAAAGCAAAAGAATTACTTCTCGAGTATGAGGATATAGAATATCCAGAGAATGTAATCTCTTACTCTCAACGTAAAGCATATAAAAAGAAACTTTTATTAAAACAAAAGAACAATGGAAGATAAGGAATTTTTAAGTCAGAAGCGTATAGGATTAGTAAACAAATTCTATTACCAAGTTTTTGAGATTAAAAAGAACGGGGGAAAACCAGATATACCATTATTAATAAAAGAGGTAGAGGATTTTGATAATTTTGTATATCGCTACTGGCATATGACCTGGGTTGTTTCTACAATGTCATACAATTAAATATTTATATTATATGAGGATATATTCGAGCAGTTTTGAGTTAATGTCGGAAACTGGCAGAGAACTCAACAGTTATGGTCAATTGGTAAAACCAAAGACCTATCAGAACAAAGTGATTGAAGGTAATGAGGATTTTATTACTAAAGAACTCATTTGCCAACAATATTGTTTAACCTCATTGGGAGACCCAGTATGGTTATTCGTATTCTCTCATTCAAAGGAATGGGCAGATGCTGAATTTCAGGAAAGAGTTGGTTGGTATGAACTAAACCCTGGTAAGGCTTGGGAATTAAGAAAAGATTTATGGGAACAGTTCTTGGTAAATGGTAAATTTGATTATACTTACCCAGAACGTATTTGGAATTCATTATATCATCAGGGCAGTACTTCTTTCAATTGTGATTCAGCAATGCAATCAATTATCGAACTTCTTAAGAGAGATAATGACACTCGTAAAGCAGTACTCCCTATATTTCATGGTACAGATTTAAGATTCCTTGATGGAAGTAGACGTATACCTTGCTCTATGTATTACGATTTCCTTATCCGTCAGAATGGTAAAGGGGAGAAGGTATTACATATTTGCTATCACCAGAGAAGCTCGGATTTTGTTACCCATTTTGGTAATGATGTATACCTTGCATGGAGACTTATGGAATATGTAGCTAAAGAGGTTGGAGTAAAACCAGGTTATCTATATCACACTATTGATTCTCTTCATGCTTATAAGAAAGATTGGACAGCATTAGCATCTAATCTGGAAGACTTACAAGAGAAATACTAATATACGAGGGATGTATCTACTACTGGTGGGTATGTCCCTCTTTCTATTTTAAAATATGGAGACACGGTATACAATAATAAAAAACAAAAGAGAGCTTAAGAAACTTATTGCTTGTTGTAAAGCTACGGGTTATGCTTGCTGTGACTATGAAACAAATGCAGAACCAATATACAACAAAAGTTTTAAGCCAACCATACTTTCAGTATCTTGGATGCCAGGATTTGGTGCTTCTATTCCCTTAGACCATTTCCAAACAAAAGAATATACTTCACCTGGGTGGAACTGGAAGAAGATGTTAAGGAAATTTGGGGAAGAGGTAATCGAGAATTATGAGATAACTAAGGTTGCATGGAACTGGAAATTTGATGATCAGATAAATCAGAAGTATCAGATATTCTACAGAGGTACATGTTTAGATGGGATGCTTGCTAAATATGTTCTCAACGAGGAAAAACCTCATGACTTAAAGTCAATGGTAAGAAGATATTTACCAGAGTATGGTAATTATGAAAAGCAAGATGCCTTTGATAAGATACCATGGGATAAAAAGGAATTGGATCCACTCTGTCATTACGGTTGTCAAGATACGGATTATACTCTTAGGTTAATGATATTTTTTGAAAAGAAGTTGGTTGACTTGGGTATGTATTCGGTATTCCGTAATTTATTTATGTGTAATTCACGAGTACTTACTTCGGTAGAGAAAGAAGGTTTATATCTAGATACTGAGTTCAATAAAAAGCTTTTAGAAGAATATAAACCAAAAATAGATGCGGCTAGAGACGCAATATATGCTTTGCCAAGAGTAAAGAAATTCGAAAAGAAGTATAACCAAGAAAAGATTGATAAGTATATTCAATCTATCGAATCAGAACTTGAAGAGTTAGATTATAATGACCCAAAAGATAAACGAAAGATTGCATCAAGGGAACAGAAAATCTCAAATATCAAAGCAGGTATATTCACAACTAAAAAGGAACAAGAATTAATAAGGCCCATTAATTTGGGTAGTCCGGTTGATTTACCTGCATTGATGTATTCAGAAGATGGTTTTCATTTCGATGTGATTAAGGATAATGAATCTGGTAAACCAAGTACTGATGAAGAAACTCTTACTAACCTTAGGCTAACAATTAAAAATCCAGATTCACCAAAGGCAATATTCCTTGATAAGCTTCTTGAATTACGAGGATTAGAGAAAATGTATAAGACCTATATTTATGGATGGTGGGAAAAAGTACAAGATGATTCCAGATTACATGGTAGGTATAATATACATGGTACAGATTCTAATCGGTTTAGTTCTGCAGACCCAAATATGCAGCAGATACCGAAGACATCAGTAGACCCTAACATCAAGAAACAATTAGTTGCTCCTCCCGGATATTTATATATGGCATTTGACTACTCTCAAGCAGAGTTAAGAATGATGGCTCATCTATCTGGTGATGAAACTTATCTTGATGCTTTTGCAAAGGGTGCTGACCCTCACTTAGGTATAGCAGCAGCAAAATATGGTGTATCAATTGAAGAAGCCTCAAAAATATACGAAGATGAAAATCATCCTGACCATAAACTATGGAAGACTAGAAGAAAACAAGCTAAGCAAATTGCATTCGGTTTGATTTATGGTATTGGAGAAGCTTTACTTGCAGTAAAACTATCCGACCCAAAAGCTGGTATTATAGTTACTAAAGAAGAAGCCCATAAAGAAATGGCAGAGTTCTTTGAGAAACACCCAAAGATACTTAAGTTCAAAGAGAAGCAAGAGAAATTTCTTCGTAAGCATGGGTATTACACTCAGCTATTTGGTACTAAGAGAAGATTACCTCAGATATATTCAAATGACAAACAAGAGGTTGCTTATGCTATACGCTTAGGACTTAATTTCCCATGTCAAGGTGCTGCAGCAAATATGACCAACTTCGGAGCTATTCTTGTTTATTGGTTAATGAGACAAGGTAAATTACCAATGATGAAAGAAGCTTGTACAGTTCATGATGCAGTATATATGTATTCTAAACCAGAAGATATAAATACCTGGACTGTATATACCATTTGGAATATCCTACGTAACCCAAGTACTAAGAAGTATTTTGGTTTTCAAGTAGATGATGTAACTCTATCAATGGATTTTACAATAGGTAGGTCTATGGCAGAAGAATTACCGTTTATGCCAGGCTATGATTATACTAGAATGTTAAAACCAGACTTTTCAGTAGAAGAGTACATGGAAGAATATCATAAGTTTAAAACCCATAAGATTGGTAATTTTAGTGCAGCTTCCCCCGAGGTATTTATGGAACTATATAAAAAGGAAATCCATAAATATCAACGAGAATATGAAGAATCGAGAAAAGGGTAATATACCAGGATTTAGTAATTACTACATATCCCGTACTGGGAAGTTATATTCGAAATTTACTGGTAATTGGAGATTGGTAAAACCTGCTATGAAAGATAATGGTTATTTATCTAACTCTTTAGTAGGAGATGATGGTAAACGGAAGAATTTCTATAGACATAGGTTAGTGGCTTCCACTTATATACCTAACCCAAACCATTATCCTCAAGTATGCCATAAAGATAATGACCCTGAAAATAATAGAGTAAGTAATCTATATTGGGGAACTGCTAAGATGAACATGGGTCAATGTATAGAAGATAAAAGGTTCTATTTTGTTGGCAAAGAACGAGAACGTAAGGTAAATGTAGAATTATTAATTTCTAGGTACATAGAAGGTATACCAAGAAAGGATATACTAGAAGAATTTGGTATCTCAGTTGGTGTATTGTATAAAATATTACGGTATAATAACATAAAACTAAGAAAATGAAAAAGATTTTGAACGGTCCCACAGTATGGAGAGCTAAATGCCCATGCTGTGATTGTGAATTTGAATACGATGTCAGTGAAACTTTCAGAGTTTACGATAAGAGTAATTCAAGCGTTTTTAGGATATTACAATGCCCATCTTGTAAAACCAATATAAGGCATTCTGATTCAGTATCTACATCTACAGAAATGAAAAGAGAGGATACTATGTCCACATAAATAAAATAAATTTAAGAAACCATGGCAACAAATGAAGAATATCAGAATGCAAGTAAATTAACTGCCCTTACCTATATGATTGCAGGATGTTTGGGTTATTCTATTGAGAATCTGTTTAAATACCTGGATGCTACGAATTTAAAGGTAAGTGGACAAGAAAAGATGTTATTCAATCGAGTAAAGACCCAACTACATCAATTACAGACTAATCTTACTACATTAGAGGATATGGCTTTTAAAGTAATGGCCACTGATGAGGATGGGAAACTTGCTTATGAAGATGCTACTCATATTTATTGGGCTGCATTTTTGGCATTACTTGATAGGGGTGGTACAGATAACTTATGCGACTTAAGATTAATGGCTTTGGTAGATAAGATAAGCATCTATAAATCTCTTCTTAATTTGCCAGGTATGAAACTCTCTTATCAAATGGCTTTTGCTCAAGTAACTAAAGCAATAAGTAAGGGGGAATTTAGTAAAGAAGACTTTAAAAACCTATTAGAAGTTTATGAAGACGGAACTGAAAAAACTAAAGGTTAAGTTCGAGGGTAGGACCCTAGAAATTGATATTCAAAAAGAATTGTCTATCAATGAGAATATCATTAATTCTCAGCTACGAGAATCTCCTTCTAGTTATTATATTCTTTGTTCTCTTAGAGATAAGTATATAAAGGAAAGAGATTTACTAGCAAGGGAAAAGGATGAAGCCTATTCCAATGCTTGGGTATATTATAAGGATGCCAATGAAAGGTGGAATAACGAATATGTTTCTCATAAGGCAAATCTTAACAAGAAGTATTCTTCCATTTATGAAAGATACTTAAAAGCTGTAGAAAAAGCAAATAAGTTCATAGCTATATGTAAAGCTTATGAGAGTCGGGAGAATATATTAAGAACTATTAATGCGAATCTAAGAAAGGGTTAACCCATTGAACTATAAATAATTACTAACTTTTAAAAACAGTATTAGAATATGAATTATTCAATGACATTTATCTCACCTCTTGTGGCTGAGAAATTTAATCAAGAATTACCTGGATGCCCAACAGAAAACCGGGTACTTATTTTATCTCCCAAGGAGGTAAACCAAACTAAATCTGGTTTGATTATCCCTGAACAAGTAAAAGAGGGAGTTCCTCGTAAAGGGGTTGTAGTAAAGAGTGGAGAAATTACTGAAGAATACAAAACCTACCGAGAATTGGTTGCTGTAGGTAGAATAGTTACCTATGGTTTGTATGCAGGTAAAGAACTTGAATTCGAAACAGATAAATTATCTCCTGCTCTCAAACAACTTTTAGAGAAAAACGTTCTTACCGTATTGAGTATGAACGAAGTAGTTTACTCAGAACCGAATAATTAAAACTAATCATTATGATAAAAGACAAGAAGAAAAAGAAAGTTTCATCAGAAGGACTTTCTACAAAAGAAAAGATGCTAGCTAGAAAGAAACAGCTAGAATCTAAGGGAAATGGTAGTGGGTTAGTATATCCAAAAGAAGGAACTCTGAGAATGAGAATTAAGTCTCCTGGTGATGACCAAGAATTGGGTATCGAAATTATTCAATTCTACCTGGGAGGCAATTTGGGAGGAGTTATATCTCCGGCTACTTTTGATGAACCTTGCCCATTTATGGAGAAGTATCAAGAATTGAAAAACTCTAAGGATGAAGACGACAAGGAACTTGCCAAGAATCTGGTACCAAGAAGAAGATATGTTATTGGTGGTATAATCTATTCAGATGAAAAGGGTAGTAAGGTAGATTATGAAGGTAAAGATAAGGGAGTTTTAGTTCCTCGCTCAGTATACCAGGATATCATTGACCTCTATCTTGACGAAGATGAAGCCGGTGATATGACAGACCCAAAAACTGGATACGATATCAAGGTAATTCGTTCTGGGTCTGGTAAACTAGACACTACCTATTCTGCCCGTGCTTGCAAACCAACTAAGTTGGACAAGAAATATCAAGGTACAATTGACCTTGAGGGAATAGTTCGTTCTCAAATCAAATCCTATGATGAGTTGGAAGATTTACTTTCACAGTATCTAAATGAAGACCATGGAGATGATGATGAGGATGATAAATCCAAGAAGAAAAAGAAAAAGGGAGTTCACAAAGACCATTACATGGAAGATGATGAACCCAAGAAAAAGAAAAGAAAATACAAATCGGATATTTAAGGGTTAGTAATATGGTTTCATTCGAAGGTGGTAATTAGATTCGTTCTGTTATTACCTTCTTTAGTTTAAAGACATTACATTATGGCAAAGAAATCTAAGGTTGGTTTAAAAGTACCAACAGCAAATGAGATGGCAAAGAAATATGGGAGTATGATTAAATTAGCTTCAGAAGTTACTGATACCGATTTATACATACCATCTACTTTCTTTGCTCTGAACTACCTATTTGGTAAGGGTATTCCTTATGGTAAAATCGTAGAGATTGCTGGAGAGGAATCCTCTGGTAAATCTTTGGTGGCTTATAACTTTGCTTATGCTACTCAACAACTCGGTGGTCATGTAATATGGGTAGATGCTGAACAATCCTGGATGAATTCATGGGCTGAAATTAATGGAGTAGACCCTGCAAGAGTAACCATTGTTAATGATACTCGTATTGAATATATTGCAGATGTAGTAGCAGACTTAGCAATATATTTACGTTCTCAATTAACTCACAATGAACCAATACTCTTAGTAATTGATTCTATTGCAGCTACTGATTGTACTGATAACATTGATGCTAAGATGGTTGATGGTAAAGCCGAAATGGGAGGTAGGGCAAAGGCTCTTTACAAATACTTCCGTATCAGAAGTGAATTATTCTACAAGCTGGGAGTATCTCAGATTTATATTAACCAATTAAGAACTGCTTTAAATGTCGGATTCGGAAAAGATAATACAACAACTACAGGAGGTGCAGCACTTAAGTTCTACGCTTCAATCAGAGCTGCTTTCTATTCGGGAAGATCTGTCACCATTAAACAAAATGGGAAAGAAAGGAAAGCTGGGAAACTTGTCACAATTAGACTTATTAAAAATAAGGTCGCTCCTCCTCGACCTACAATTAGCAAATGCCCAGTATATTTCAACCCTAAATTCCATGAGGTTGGATTTGATAGATGCTATGCTTTAGAGGATGTATTGGTAGATACTGATGTAATCGAAAAAACTACTGGTGGATATAAACTAAAAGGTAAGACACTTGCAAGAGGTGAAGAGAAATTCCAAAAGCTTTTGGAGGAGGATGATGAACTTCGTAGAAAACTTTTACGGAAAGCTGGAGTAAATACCATAGGTACTACTAAAAAACAACTGGAAAAGATAGAAACAAACCTCTTCCCAGTCGATGGAGTAGAATATGAAAACTATTCAGATTCAGAAGAGGAGGAGGAAGAAGATGAATAAGAAAGAGATAGAAGGCATAGAGAAAGTGATTAAAGAATACCTTAAGAAGAATTTGAGATTAGAACCCAGGGTTAAATATATTGATGAATATAGCTCACCAGAGAATTATTTGGATGTTTACCTTGGTAAAGAGAAGATTCAAGAAGTTTTATTGAATTAGATTTTAGAGGATGAGTAACAGATACTATGAACTTTTAGAAGAACTCCTACAAATGGTTAGAGAGAATTACTTACTACGATGTATCAATTACCGTTTAAAACAAAAGCTTAAAAAGTATGAGCAAGAAAACAATATTATTGGTTGATGGGGAGAACATTCTCCATCAATCCTTTCATAAGTTCGAAAAACTTAAATCTACCGAGGGTAAACCAAGTGGAGCCATATTTGGATTTTTCAAATCATTACACATGTATCTTACAAGGTTCGAACCAGATGAGGTTTATGTTTCATTTGATAATGGTCATTCACCAGTAAGGATGGAGTTATTACCGAATTACAAGGGTCATAGGAAAAACTTATCCGTAGATTATGAATCATTGCAAAATCAAAAGGCAATCATAATGAAAATGCTGGGTATGCTAAGAGTTAATTATATCTTTGATAAAAAGAAATCCACAGTATATGAAGGTGACGACTTCTTAGCATACCTTGCAATTAAAAAATTCCAATCCGAGAAAATGATACTTATATCATCAGATAAGGACTTTAATCAGTTGCTTACAAATAATCTACGGATATATAACCCAAGAAAAGATGAGATGATAAGGATGGATAACTGCAAAGAGTTATTCGGATATCATTCCCATGAAACGGTAGAATACCTTGCAATGGTTGGGGATACTTCTGATGATATATCTGGGTTCCCAGGTATAGGGCCAGTAAAGGCAAGGAAAATCCTTGATGAGGGTAGAATAGAGAAGTTCATTGCCCAGAGTAAGAACAAAGAATATCTTCAAATATGGAAAAGGAATGAGCAGTTAATCGACCTTTTCTGGTTTGTAAGACATAATCCATTGGACAAGTTACCCCTCAAGTCAAAGAAGAAGTTTAAATATGAGAAATTCAAAGAACTTTGTATCGAATACTCTTTAGCATCATTTTTGACAAATGAATTTATAAAACCATTTAAAGCATTATATCATGAGTAAGAGGATTATGTTTGTAGGTCCATCTGGTATAGGAAAGACCACTTTAGCACAAGCAGTAGCTAAGAAATATAATATATCATTTATATCTGGCAGTATGTCAGATTTATTGCCTGCTACTAAGGATGTATCTCATAATGAAATATTATCTTTGGGTTCCGAAGCAATGTATAAATCCGATTTTCAATTGTTAAACCTAAGAAACAAGTTATTCAAGGATAAAGAAAACTTTGTAACAGATAGAAGTTATGCAGATTTAGCTGCTTATTTCTGGTATAAACAATCAAGAAATATGCCAGAATGTGAAATGGAGCATTTCTTTTGTCAATGTAAGGAACTGATGGAAAATCAATGCGACTTAGCAATATTTCTTCCATTAAACTTAAGTACTTACCATGAATGGCCAATGGAAGATAATAATAAGAGGATTATGAACAGATTCTTTCAAGTTCAGATATCTTCTCTTATGAGTGAGTTACTTGCAAATTGGGAAATACCAACAGTATGCGTAGAGAATCTCGATTTTTGTACTAGACTAAACCAGATATTGTATCATATTGATAGGATATGGGAAAAGAAGTAATAGCAATAGCCTTTTCGGATTTACATATAAACCTATGGGCTAAGTTTAATGAAAACAATCACAGGACCCTGAATAGTTTCAGGGTTTTGTCGATTATAAAAGAACAATGTAATAAGTATCAGTGTCCTGCTTTATTTTGTGGTGATTTCTTCCAAAAGCCAGAAAATATGGATTCAGAACTTATGGAAATTGTCTATGAAGAGTTTAGTAAACTTAAACTAAAGGAATCAAGGATAGATATGTATGCTATATCGGGAAACCATGATATGAAAAAAGTGAGTAAGATGGGTACCAAACCTTTTTCATGGATTAGGTTCTTAGAGCAATTCGGTATAAAAAACTTGGATTACAGTAAAACTATAATCGGTAATAGAGATGCTTATACGGTATATGGAGTACCATATATAGATAATAATGTTGGTCTATCTGAATACCTAAAGAAGTTAAAGCTTAAAGATAAGAATATTCTTTTACTACACACAGATTATCCCGGAGCTAAAGATACTGATGGTAGAGAAGTTGATTCGGTAGAGAATCTTAATGTAAATATCCTTAATAAGTTTGACTTGGTATTATGTGGGCATATACACAAGCCCCAGAGATTATCAAAGAAGGTTTATATGATAGGTGCACCTAATCATCAGAGAAGAACCGATAGGGGTTGTAAATTGGGGTATTGGAAAATATATTCAGACCTAAGTATGCAATTTGTACACTTAAAACAATTCCCAAAGTTTATTGATGTAGAAAATGGAGATGATATTAAAGACGATGGCAATTATTATACAGTAATTCCTCAGAAATCTAGTACTCCAGTTAATAACAAACATAAGATTACTAAGCAACTTTCTAAGAAAACTCTAGCAAAGAGATACCTAAAGGAGAAAGGTATTAAAGACGAGGTTAAAACTAACCTATTAATTGAAACACTTAAAAAGGCTGAATCATGTTAACGTTTTTAAACTTAGAGGCAGAAGGATTTTGTTCAATAGAATCCTTACACCTACAATTAAATCCTACTTGTACCATACTTATCAAGGCACCAAATGGGAAAGGTAAATCAACTATTCTCTCTGCCTTGGTATGGGCAATATATGGGAAAAACCTAAAAGGGGTTTCTGAGGTAAATACCTGGAAACAAGTAAGACCCAAAGATTATAAGGGTACTAAAGTCCAGGTATACTTTCAAAAAGAATCCCATACTTACAAAATAATTAGGTGTCAAAAATATGATGAAGTACTTGAAGACGGAGCTAAAGGCAAAGATCGACTTATCTTCATGAAAGATGGGGATATAGTTGATATCAAGGGAAAGGGAAAGATACAAGATTCTATAAACCGAGAGATAGGCTTATCATATACTCTGTTTATGAATTCAATTATGTTCGGGCAGGGTATAAAGAGACTCATACAAGAATCTAATTCTGATAAGAAAAAGATATTCGAAGAAGTATTCGATTTGGAGTTCTTAAATCTTGCTAAAGGCATTGCATTGCAGGATAAAAATAACCTGGTATCTCAAATAAACGAGGTAGAGCATGAGTCTCAAATGCTTAAGAAAGAATTAGAAGCTAACAAGGAGGCTTACTTCGATATGAGAGACAGAGAAAAATCCTTCAAGCAAAAAATCAAAGAAGAACGAAGAGAGTTAAAGCAAGATAGGGAAAAGCTAACTAAGTTACTGATTGAGAAACAAAAACAAATTAAGGATGAAGTAGATGCTTCACTTCAGATAAAGATTAAGAAACAAAATGAACTAATCCTTGATTTAAGAGGTAAGATAAAAGATGCAAAGAATTTATCGAATGTACCCCTTAAAAAAGTAATCAAAGAATTAGTAATACAGTTAGAAGCCGGCCACTACAAACGTGCATTACGTGATGCTAAATCAATATATAAAGCGTTCTCTGACCTTGATAAATATGATAAGGAGTATCAAGAGGCTTTAGAGAGGTTAGAGAAACTTAGTAGTGTAAATGATAAATATAGGAAATTAAAATCAGACTGTGATGATATTGCTTCCGATATTGCTTCTATTGACGAAGATTTGGCTAAGCTCAAACAGGAAAAGCTTAAGGTCATGTCTCCCAAGTATAAACAAAAACTTAAGGAGATTAGGAAAAACTTACGGAAGGTTGATGAGGACTTTCATAATAAAGAATTAGAGTTAGAGAATTATAACTGGTTAATTAATGACCCATTGGGTAATAATGGGATTAAGGCCTACTTATTCGATTCATCACTTGAGTTCTTAAATAAATGCCTTGATAAGTATTCAGAGGTACTGGGATTTAGGATTGAGTTTAATATCGATTTGGGCACTGCTAGAAAAGAATTTGTTACTCTTATTGAAAGAGATGGGCAAATAATTGATTATGATGAACTTAGCGGTGGGGAAAAACAATTATGTAATGTTGCAATGGCATTTGCAATGAATGAAGCTCTCACTGCTTCTAAGGGGATTAACTTAGCATTCCTCGATGAAGTATTCGAATCTTTAAGTTCAGATAATGTAGAAGTAGTTACCTCATTAATACGTCACATATTCAAAGAGAAAACTTTATTCTTGATAACCCACTTAGATTCACTTCCTCTTGGTAATACCAAAATCCTGCAAGTGGAAAAGACCCAAGGCCTGAGTAGGTACCAATTACTATAATGGTATATAAAATACAATACACCATTATATCATGAACTCTAAGAATAAAGGAAATCGATTTGAAAGAAAGATAGGTGCTTGGTTTACGAAATGGACCGGGTACAAATTTGAAAGAAATAGAGCAGGGAGTGGAGCTTGGCATTCAAACAAGGACTCCACTTCCGATTTAACATGTACTGATGAAAGGCATGCTCATAGATGTAAAATATCCATCGAATGCAAGAATTATAAAGAGATTAAATTTGAACATTTACTCTTAGGTAATAAGGGATGCGATATATTGAAATTCTGGGAACAGGCTTCTAAGGATGCTAAAAGGGCAAATAAAGTTCCAATACTCTGTATGAGATATAATTCAATGCCCTCAGAAGAATTTTTCTTTGTAGTGGGGAAGGAGTTATCTTCTGTATTCTATAAACCTCTATTCGATAAGGCAAATATTATGGTAATTGATGTACCAAAGATAGGTGAGATTCTTTATGTATTCATGGCTAGTGATATACTGAAGAACGTAAACTATAAGTTAGTACATAAACAAGCTAAGTTAATTCTTAAAAACCGGTAACCCATGAAGAAGCATACCCCATACTCATATTGTATATTTTACCTTGAAAGGAAGTACTGTGATAAAATCAACAAAGAACTCAAAGAAAAGGGGTATGACCAAATCAAGGCAATTATTCCTATGGTAAACGTGTTAAGAAAAACCACAAAAGGTAAGATGGTATTTGAAGAAGTACCCGTATTATTTAATTATGGTTTTATGAGAATGCCAACTAAACTAGCATTTTCAAGGCCTTTTCTTAATAAGCTACGCAGGAATATATCTGGTATCAGAACTTGGTTACGTAATACCGAGACAATGCACCCAAGAAAGAAAAAGGTAAGAATTGACAATGCTGAAGACTTCGATGATTTTTCTTTAGTGGCTACTTGTAGTAGAAAAGAAGTAAGGCGATTTAAACGTATTGCTAGAGAGAACAAGAAGTTTTCGGTAGATGATTTAGTCAATGTAAAACCTGGTGATTACTTAGTATTACGAGGTTATCCCTATGAGGGAGTAGATGCTACAGTATTAGAGGTTGACCATCTCTGTAAAAGAGTAAAAGTTCTTATATACCCAGAAATGGGTAGAATGGAAGTATGGTTACCTTTCGATAACGTTATCTATAGTGTATATTTAAATCATGACCCAGATAAGCTTTATGCTAATTCTGGGGAATACGACCCTAATCAGATAACCAATGAAGCAATTGATAGTATAATGAGATATAGGAGAATTTAATGTTATGAACGAAGCTCAACAAAAAGCATGGAGTTGTTTAATCGATAAAGAACAACAATCATTATTCCTTCAACTATCAGAAAGTAAATCTTCATGGGAAGCTGGTGAAATTTTAAAGTTATCTCATTACAAGTATCTTGAAATCCGGGAACGGTCCGAGAAATTCTTTAGGCTATTCTCGGATTTTTTTGAGAAACATACTTCTATCTTTCGACCAGATTGCCCATGTGAGAGGAATTTCCAAGATTATATGGAAGGATGTTTAGAGAAACGATTAAAAAGAAAAGAAGCAAGTCTATTCACAGGAGACTCAGCTCAATTACTTCCAAAGGTAAACTCTAAAAATATAGAGAGAAACATGAAGAGGTTAAGGGAGTCTGAAGATGAATGGGATATGGACACTCTAAGATTAATCCTTGAATTTGACAGGTGGAATAACTTTAGAATACTTCCAAGAATGCTACAACAGCCTTCTGCATTTAAAAGACGGTCGAATAAAAAAGATAAGATATATATCAAATACCTACTTAATAGGGTACCCGATTGGATGCACACTAAACTAAAAGAAAGGTTTAGGTATAAAGTAAAACCTGGTAAGAAAAAGTATTGGGTAGCTTTAATATCCGAGGACCTATATACTGACGGTTATTTACTACTACCAGTAAGACCTTTGGATGAAGTAGTAGATGAATTCAGCAGATTCTATATGTATGTATTCAAAACTAAAGATGATGCTGATACTTTTGGTTTTATGGTATCTAAGTTCATGATTAAAACCGAATCTGTTAAGCTCGGACAGAAATTCTGGCCAGAGTACCGTTGCTGTGTGGAAAGAGCAGTAAACTATAATCAAGTGAACAATATAGAATTCAATATTAAGAAGTTGGATATGGCTTATAACACACATATCAAGAGAAAGCCCAAAAAACTAAAATCCACTGCTGCGAACCGAGCAAAAACCTCGGATTTTTATAAAAATAAATAGAGAAATAAGATAATATTAAATTATTATTCTTATATTTGCAAAGAAAATAAATGAATACTTTAAAATATTAATGATATGGCAAAAAAGAGTAGAAAAGACATGAAAGCTCCATCCAAGGAGAAATCAAATTTCCTTGGTGCTTCTGGGAGAAACATGACTTATAAGGATTTAAAGAGAAAGGCTATCATATTGGGAATGCCTTTCCCAGATGCTTGTTCTGCTGGAGTATTCGACCTATTACATTATATCAATGTATCGGAAGAAAAGCCAGATAAATCGTTAATTGATAAATATGACGATTGGATGGATAAGCAATTGGAAAACATTGGGTATTCGAAAGATGACCCATTGAGAAATTCCCGATTAAGGCTTGGGTTTCTCGGAGAAGAAGGGGAAAATGGGCAAAGAAGAACCAAACGAGTTCCCGGGATAAAGAAACCAAGGGAAAAGAAACCACCCAGAGAAAGGGATGAATTTAATCTTATCAAGGGTACAAAGAAATCTTATGTATTCGAATTAACTGCAAAAGGTTTTGAACTTGATAGAGTTATTCGGAGAATGAAAAAGAAATTCCCCGAAGCAAATGAGAAATCTATCAATCTTTGGTATAGAATGGCAAAGAGGAATATAAATGGTAAAGCTAAAGGAAAGTAATAACGGACCCATACGACCAGATAGATATTATATATGGACTTGGAGACCAGATACTACCAATAAGATTGTTACTGAAAAGAAATTATATAGGAAACATCTAACCGGTATACCATACTTTACTAGACACCAAGTAAAAGTTACCTTAGTTTATCTTTATGGTGTAGATGTTCTTCAATATATTCATATAATATCTGGGAGGAAACTTATAAAACAAGGCATTAGAGAATTATCCGATATGAATGGTAAACTTCTTAAAAAGGGTAGTACTAAATTCTGGTTTAAGGGTAAATTCGTAAAAGCAAGGAAGTTCATAATGCCAGATGAATATCACATGGATAAACACCGACGAAGAAGATTTATGGTACAAATGCACCGAGTCTTTAAGTCTAAAGGAAAAAAAGAATTCAATGAAAGGTACTCAATCAAACTCTATGGACAACGGCAGGGCATATCTCCCAAGTATACAAGGCAAAAGAGATTACAGATCAATCTTGCTATCCTACAGGATTTACAACAGGCTGAGTCAAGAGGAGAAAAATAAATTCAATCTGTTATTCCTGCAGTATCCTCCATTGGTAGGTTCATTGGCTTTATACTTAAGAAAGAAGATGAACATCCCAATGCAAAAGGTACTATTTATCAAAGCACAAAGGGATATGATTGAAATATTCAATGAGGCATCACTTAAATTTTTAGGGTATCTACCCAAAGAAAGGTTTATCAAGAAGTCTCTTTTATTTCAATGCTTTGTTCCTTTGGAGAAGATTAAACTTAGAAGGTCTTATGCTTATATAATGACCAATAGGATGATAGAAAATCAAATATGGGTCTACCCAATTCGATTATCCGATAACTATAAAACAATGATAAAAGGGAAATACAAATCTTATACCGGGGTATTTGGAAAGGTGGGTATTCCTGGGATAACTAAAATTAAATATAGCGATGAGTAACGAAAACGAAGGATTTAAAATTACAGCCCACCAACCTGCTAATCCATTTGCAGGTAAGAAGTTTAAGATAGTCACATATCAGGGCGAAGATGAACTTGCCTCTCAGGCAATAACCATTGAATCTCAATTAGAATTAAAGACAACTCTAGATGAGATAAAACAATTCAATATTGCTCAGGAGGAATTATTAAAATCTGGGTATTCTCCGAAATCTATACTGATAAAGAGACTTATAACAGAGTGATATAAATATAAATTATTAACCAACTTAAACATTACGAAAATGGCTAAGAAGAAAAAAGAAGTGGAACTGAAAGAAGTTTCCAGAACAGAAATCAATGGTGCAATCATCATTAAGTACGAAGACGGCTCAGTAAAGATTATCCCTGCTCCTATCATGCTTTCTGCCGAAGAAGCCGAAGACCTTTTTGGTTCTGAATCCGATGACGAGGAAGAAGAAGAAGAGGAAGAGGAAGAGGAAGAGGAAGAGGAAGA